GTATAGGAACCGGGGGCCACGCGAGGTGATCTCCTGCGTGAGCGGGTCCGTCAGTGTGACCTGCGACAGGGCGCCCATGATGTCGACGCCGCTCGCCGACACCAGGCCGTAGACGCCGCCCATGTCCCACGACGCCGGCCAGTTCTCGGTGCCGCCCGCCCACACGCCGTACCAGACACCCGGACACGCCCACGACGACGGTGTCGCGGCTTCCTCGAGCTGCATGCCGTCGACGTGGATAGTGCACGTCGCCGCCGCCGTGGTCTGCACCGCGACGCCGTACGCCATGCCCGCGGCCGTCGACGGCGGTGTCGCGGTCACGGTGACCTGCGACCATGCTGCGGTGGTGCTGCCCGTCAGGGTCACTGCCGGGCCGTAGGTGTAGCTCGTCGGTGACGTCGTACCGGGCGTGTACCAGCCCAGAAACGCCTGTACGTGCAGCGTTGTGGAGGCGGTGAGGTTGCGGACCTGCGCCTGGAACGCGTACTGCGCCGTGAGGTCGACGCCGACCTGCGGGGAGTACACGATGCGCGTCGGCGCCACGGTGCCCGACGGGACCGCGAACTGGAACACGCTGGAGCCCTGCCACGCCGACGCCGTGGTGACGATACTGCCGCCCGTGGAGTCCGTGGCACTGAAGACGTCGATGCCGCCCTGGCCCTGCGGGATCAGGCCCGCACCGAAGCCGCCGCTGTCGCCGCCCGTCGCCATGACCTGCGACAGCAGGTTCCGGCACGGCGGCCACATCATCCGCCGCCGCCACGGCTGGTACGGCATGATGTGGCCGAAGTACGGGCCCGCCGCGTTCAGCGGGTCAAGGGTGCCGTCGGTGTTGGCGAGCACCGCCGCGGCCTCGCCACTTCTGCATTCGTCGAGCTCGTACTGCTTGCCGCGGGTGACGGAGCTCTGCCCCTCGATGCGCGACGCCAGGCTGACGTACCTGTCGAGCGGCGCGTCGCCGCCGTTGCTGTTCCAGTACGGTGCCCAGTCATCCGCCAGCGTCGGCCAGTTGATGTTGATGGGGCCGCCGACCATCGTGTTGACGTGCGAGAGCGCCGCCGTGTTGCCCGCGACCTCCGTCGCCGACGCCGACGCCTGGAACGCGACCGTCACCCCGGCCGCCGACCACGAATACGTCGTCGACGCCAGGATCGCCCAGTTGTAGCCGTCCGCCGAGGCATCCGCGTAGAACGTGCCCGCCGCCTCGCGCAGCCGCCACCAGCCGTGCGCCGACGGGTCGTAGGCCGCCAGCGTTGTCGTCACGCCTGTCCCGGCCGTCGTCAGGACGAGCTGGAAGGCACCTGAGGACAGCCGCATCGCAACCGAGTTGCCCGTGTTCAGCGCCAGCACCATCGCGGTCTGGGTGTGGCCGCTGCCGTTCGCGACGGGCGTCACCTCGGCGTAGATGCTGCTGGACGTGGCGTCGAACAGCGTGTTGCTGCCGAACGTGTTCACGGTGCCGTTGACCGTCGGCTGCGCGAGGACCACCAAGTCGTTGACGCCGTCCAAGGTGGCCGCGCCGCCCGTGACATTCGACCAAACGGTGGCGTTGATCGCGCCCTCGTTGAACGCGTCCGACAAGGTGGACAACTTCGGATTGCTCACCGGGCACCACCGATCCAGTGCCCGGCGGCACCCGTTGCGTCTTCAGTTGACGGACAGTCCGGGGCAGGTCAGCGCCGGTACGGCTGGTACGTCTGAGAGTTGCGCATACCCAGCTGCAAGAACTGCCTCTGGATCTGATCCCGCAAGTTTTTCTCCGACGTCACCGTGCCCGCGACGTTGACCGTCACGTTGTAGACCGTGCCGCTGCCACCGCCGGCGGTGCTGCCACCGCCGGCCATGGCCAGGGCCCGGGATCCGGCCATGGCCCGCGACCCGGCGGCGATGACGCCCTTCGCCATCTGTGTGGAGGCGGCTGCCGTGCTCGGGCCGCCCGCGATCAGGCCGTTGACGAGGCCCTCGGTCACGCCGAGGCCGATCTCGTGGAACACCTTCGACGGCGAGTTGATCCCCAGGATCTTCAGGACCGGACCCGGGACCACGTCCTTGATCAGCCCCATGATCGCCCCGGCGATCCACGAGCCCATCGACTGGATGCCGTTCCACAGGCCCTCGATGATCGAAACGCCTGCGTTGTAGAGCCACGACCCGGCGTCGTTGAACCAGCCGAGGATCCGGCCCGGCAGCCCGGCCAGCCACGACGCGGCTTTCTCGCCCGCGCTGACGATGTCGGACCAGGCCTGCGACGCCCCGTGGACTAGCGACGTGAACGCGTTTTCGATGCCGTGGACCGCTGGCATGATCGCGTTGTTCCAGAGCCACTCCGCTGCCTTCGCGATCCCGTTGAAGGCGTCCTGGATCAACTTCCAGGCTTCCTTCGCCGCGTCCTGGATCAGGCCCCAGGCGGCGATCCAGAAATCACGGAAGCCCTTGAAATGGTCCCAGCAATACAGGAAAGCGATCACCAGCAAACCGATCGCGATGACGATCAGCCCGATGGGGTTGGCGTCCATCGCGACGTCGAGTTCGCCCGTCGCAACTGCTTCGCCCTCGGTCGCGCCCTCGGCGAGTTCCTCGGCGTCCTTCAGGCCGGTGATGGCGTTCTTCATGTTCAAGATGCCCTGCCACGCGGTCTTCGCGCCGCCCGAAAGCGTCGACCAGCCGGTCTTGAAGGTGCCGCCCAGCTTCGAGAACAGGCCCTCGACCGCCGGGACCGCGTTGCCTTCCTCGTCCTCCATCGCCTCCGCGCCGAAGATCGCAGCCCACCCCGACTGGGCCCCCTGGACGAGCGAATCCCAGCCCGTCTGCATCTTGTCGAGGATCTTCGGGAAGAAGCCCTTGACCGCGGGGATGACGTTGCCTTCTTCGTCGGTGGCCTCCTCCGCGCCGAAGACCTTTCCCCAGCCGGACTTCACAGCGCCGACCAGGGACGTAAAGCCAGACTTGAACAGCTTCCCGATCTTCGGGAAGAAGCCCTGGATCTGGCCGATGACGTTGCCCTCTTCATCGGTGACGTCCTGGGTGGCGAAGACCTTCATCCACCCGGTCTTCGCGGCGCCGGCGAGCGACGTCCACCCGGACTTGAACTTCTTGAGCAGCTTGGGGAAGAAGCCCTGCACTACGCCGGTGACGTTGCCTTCGTCGTCCTTGATTTCCTGCGTGCCGAAGAGCTTCGCCCAGCCGGACTTGATGCTCGCGAAACCGCTCTTGAAGATCCGCTGCAGCTTGGGGAAGAACCCTTCGATCGCGGGGATGGCCTTGCCCTCGGCGTCCTTGGTCGCCTCCGCGCCGAAGAGGTTCGCCCACATGCTCTTCACGGACGTCACGATCTGCTTGCTCTGGTTGATCGGGAACGTGATGATGCTCTTCGCGAGCCCCGCGATCGCCATGATCGGCTTGATGACCGCGAGCGCTGCGAGCCGCAGCGCCAGTGGCGCGAGGAACGCGCCGACGATCCAATCCATGATCGTCTTGTGCTTCTCGGCGAAATCCGCCAGACCCTTCAACGCCGGAGTCACCGCCGTCGACAGGATCGACCCCAAAATCGACAGCGCACCCAGAACCGCGCCACCCACCAGCGTCGCCAGCGCCGGGCCCACCGTCTTCACCAGCACCGCCCCGAGACGGGCCGCGGCCTCCACAAACTTGCCGACATCGTCCGCGACGGTCTTCAACGTCTGCCCGACCTGCTGCCACGCCGTCAACGGCGGCGGCGCAGGCAGTGCACCGCCCCCCTCCTGCATCCGCGCATTGAGGCCCTGCGCCGGTGCCGGTGCCTTGCCCGCCGCACCCGAGAACCCCGACGCGATACCCGACAGGGCCGTTCCCAGAGTGTGGAGCGCCGGGATCCCGTGGGACATGACGTAGCCGATGAACTCCGAGAACACCGGGATGAGCCCGTCGCCGATGCGGATCAGCAGCGCATCGAAACCGGCCTTCAAGTCCTTGAGCTGCTGGCCCAGGTTTTTCTGCACCAGTGCGAAGCCGCGCACGTTGCCCTGCGCATCGGCTGACGCCTTGTTGACCGCGATGATGCCGTTGGCGGTGGCCTGGAAGTTTTCGCCCGTCGTCGCCAGCGCCGCGTTCGCGCCGGGCGCGGTACCCATCAGCTGCTTGAGGATGCTCGCGAACTCGGGCGTGCCCTCCTTCGCGGACTTCGAGGCGATCTGCGACACGTACTCCATGCCGTCCGTCAACCCGTTCGGCCCGGCCAGCTTCTCCTTCAGGACGTCACTGGACAGCCCGTACTTCGTGAACGCGCCCTGCATGACCGCCGTCGGAGTCAGCAGCGAACGCAGCGCCTGGGCCAGGTTCTGGGAGGCCCGGGCGGCAGGGAAGCCGTGGTTGGTCATCTCCGCCAGCGCAGCCGCCACGTCCGCGAAGGAGATCCCCGCCGCCGACGCCGCAGGCACGATGCTCGCGAACGCCCCCGAGAAGTCCTGCAGGTTCGTCTTGCCGCCCGCAACAGCCGCGATCATCTCCGACGTCACGGTCGCGGCGTCCTGCGCGGGCTTGTGGTAGTCGACGAGGACGTCCGTCAGCGCCTGCGCAACGGTCGTGGTGTCCGCGCCCTCCGCCGCCGCGCCCTGCGCAGCCGCTTTGAGGACCGTCAGGCCGTCCGCGGCGTGGAAACCGGCGGCCTCGACGTAGTACATGGCCTGCGACAGGTCGTCCGCAGACACGCCGACCTGCCCGGCCATGCTCAGCATCCCCGAGCGGACCACCCCCAGGTTCGAGGAGATCTCCCCGGCGGAGGTGACCAGCCGCGTCGTGCTCGACTGGAACGTCGTCGCGGCCTTGACCGACTCGTAGCCGATCGCCGCGATCGACAGCGGCACCGCAGCCTTGAGCAGGCCCGACATCTCACCCAGGCCCAGGAACTTGGACCCGAGCCCTTCGGTCGCCTCACCCGCCTCCGCGGACGAAGCCTCGACGGACTCGCCCATCTCCACCGCAGCGGCCTTGATCTCACCGGCGGCCTCGGCGATCGCAGCAGCGGCCTCGCGCATCGACGCGACGATGTCCTCGCCCATGGCGCCCATGGACAGGCCTGCAGCCTTGGCTTCCTCACCCATCGCGGACAGGCCCTCGGACGCCTCGACGGAGGCAGCCTTGACGGCCTCCGCCATCGACGCCGACGCCTCGGCCATCGCAGCGAAACCCGTGTCGATCGCCTCAGCGGCATCATCGGCGGCAGCGGAGACAGAGGCCGTGGACTTGGCCATCGACCGCATGGAGGTGCTTGCGGACTTCGCCGCAGTCTTGATGGCCGTGAAGCTTTCGACGCCCGCGTCGAGGGACGCGAAGACCTCGTCGACGGCATCGCCCATCGCCGCAGCGGCCTCGGTGAGGTCCTCGAACGCTGCGACGGTGCTGGCGATGGCCTTGATGGCGTCGGCCGCCGTGCCGCCCAGCTCGATCATGATCGGGGGGATCAGGGAATCGCCCACCGCGCACCCCCGCCCGGTCGGTTCAAGCAGGAGGCGGGCGGGTCAGGCTGAGATGGCCTCGGCCCAGAAGCGGGCGAACGTGTCCCTCAGGTCACCGGAGGCCACGGTGTCCATGGCGGCCGGTTTGAGGTACGGGCGCGGCGGCAGGTGCGAGCGGTGGCCGCGCCCCGCCCAGCCGCCCAGCTCCTGGATGCGGGAGTAGACCAGGCCGCTGGACAGGGTGCACACCCAGCCGCCGATGCCGTCGGGGGTGGGCATGGTGTGCGTCCAGGAGTTCTGCAGCGTGCCGTCGATCTTCGCGGGCGGCTGGCCGCGCGGCGACGGCGTCCTGGTGCCGCGCGTGTGCGAGTAGCGCTCCAAGCTGGAGCGGGCACGCTTCTCGACCAGGTCCCGGGATGCTTCGGCGGCCTGCGCGGTCGCCGTGTCCAGGCGCGCAGCCATCGCCCGCAGCGCGGCGACCGCGTCGCTGATCCCGCTGACCGCAACGGTGAGGGGCATCGCACACCCCCTACTTCCGCGACTTCTTCTCGGTCTTCTTGCGCTCCCTCTCCTCGGCCTCCGCGATCAGGCCGAGGAAGTCCATGCTGTAGCGGCGCACATAGTAGGGAGTGGCCTCCAACTGCTGCCACGACCAGCGCATGCGCTTCATGAGCACGAAGTCGCGCCACTCCGCGGGCGCAGGTTCGGAGTGGCCCCAGGTCCCGCCGAGGATGCTCTCCACCGGGAGCAGCACGTCCTCGAAATAGGGATCACCGGGGCCTACGTGGGGTTTGCCCCGCCGGCCTTGAACTCCTCCGCCAAGCGGTTCGTGATCGCGAGCGGCAGCTGTGCGACGGTCTCCAGTGACGGCTTGCCGAGGGGGGCCTGCTCGCGGGATTCCAGGCGCGCCATGAGTGCTTCGAGGTCGCTGTCGTCGTCGAGGTCGATGTCGGCGAGGTCTTCGGTGGCGGGGTAGATGTTGCGCCACGCGACGATGACTTCGACCAGCACTTCGGTCATGGCGGCGCGCTGTACCGCGCGGTCGGGGGATTCGCTGGCGGCGACGACGGCTTCGATCTTCTCGGGGGGCAGGAGCTTGGGGTTGCGGATCAGGATGGATCCGCCTGCGGAGAGGTGGGAGAAGTCGACGAGCTTGAAGCGCTCGGTGTAGCCGGTGCCCCGGGGTGTTTCGGGGGTCTTCTTGGCGGTCATGGGGGTCTCCTGGTCGGGGCGTTGCGGGCGTGGGTGTTGGGCCCCGGTTGCGGCGACGCCCGACGCGCGCAACCGGGGAGTTGGAGGGGCTGCCACCGGGGCAGCCCTTGATCGTCAGTAGGCGGCGGTCGTGAAGTTCTTCAAGATCGCCTGGACGCTGCCGCCGTCGGTGGTGTTGTAGATCCCGTTGATCGCGAAGTCGGCCTTCGCGTACGTCCCGGAGATGTCGGGCTTGCCCTTGGACCAGCCGGGCTGGCTCGTCGTCAGTGTCAGCGAACCGCCCGCCGCGTCGACGCCTGCGCCGACGGGCTGCGCCATGGTCATCGTCGTCGGGTTGTTCTGCAGCGCGCTCAAGTACAGGTTGTAGTCGGTGTCGTTCTCGTAGATCGCGGAGTAGGTGACGTCCGCGTCCAGGACGCCCGAGAAGACCTCGCGCGGCTGCTGGGAGCCATTCGAGGCGTGGATCGCCTCCGTGGGCCGCTTCAGGTCCATGGTGTAGGTCAGGCCGCGCGTCGAGGTCGCCCCCGCGTTGGTCATCGCGAACTGCCAGCCCAGCAGCGGTGCGGGCTCGCTGAATGTCGCGGTGATGCCGGTCTGCACGGCCGGGATCCAGCCGGTGAACTTGGCGTCGATCGTGCAGATCGCCTTCGGATCGACCTTGATCGACACGTCGGAGAGCATGCAGCCCGGGTAGCCCCAGTCCTCGAAGGAGTTGAACTCGGTGAGGCTGTACGTGGGCTTCAGGGTGGATGCGGACTGCTTGAACGTGTGCGTCGTCTGTGTCGCCACTGCCACGGAGGAGTTGTGGGCGTACGTCAGCCCGGCGGCCGGGGCGGTGATCGGGATGGTGTAGGGCCCGGAGCCGGTCGGGACGCCGGTGGTGGCGTACTCGACCTTCAACCCGGTGTCGATCATGATGGTGGAGCCGGTCGGGATCGTGACCGCCGTCGAGATCGACGTCGCGCCCGCGATCGTCGAGGACGACAGGGTGGTGGAGACCCCGGCCGTGACCGTGTCCGGACCGATGATCCGCAGCGCGTACCCGATCGAATCCGGATAGGCAGGGAACTCCAGGTCGACAGTGCTGCTGCCCGGACCCTGGTACAGGCCCTGCAGGTTCGAGTCGTTGCCCCGGTAGCTGAGGTCCTGGAGCTGGTCGAACACCGGCTCGAAGTCGATCTTCGTGCAGGGCAGGAAGTACGAGGGCGTCACCCACGTCCCCTGCGTAACTTCCTTCGCCAGGCCCACATAACCGGACCGCCCGAGCAGAGTCATCGCGGCCCACCTCCCTCGGGGGTGTCCGCAGCGGCAGGCCGCTTGCTCTTGATGGCGGTCTTCACGACCTCGGAATCAGGTGCCGATGCCTCGTCCCCGACCGGCGTCCAGCCAGCCAGGAGCACCGGATAGTCGGCCGTCTCACCGGGCAGCACCGCGTACGGCGCATCCCCGGCCCAGGTCCACGGATAGGCGGTGGTATTGCGCTGCAGCACGGCATCTCCCGGGGCAGTCACGGCATGGAAAAAACCCCCGGCGGGACCCGCAGGGGGCTGAAGAGAAAGGCAGGCGGGAGCAGTTAGGAGAGGTAGTCCCGGTCGTCGGCCGTGTAGGTGACCGTCGCCCGGAACTGGCCCTGACCGATGGCCTGCTCGGGATCACCGAAGTCGACGCCGATCACGCACGGGTCCTCGGCGACGGACATGAACCGTGCGCCGTGGGTCTTGTTGATCGGCACCACCAGAGGCCCGTTGACGCGCTGCAGCACCAGCTCGACGGCGTTGTCCATGGCCTGCTGCACGTCCTCGGCCGACCCGGACTGCGACGACAGCGGCCAGATGATCCGCAGGACGAACGGATAGTGGATGATCTTCCGGCTGAAGCCGAACCGCTCCACCGAGATCGCCCGCCGCGTCACATACAGCTGAATCTGACGCGTCGCCGCAGTGCGCGGCCAGTACGCCTGCACCACATCGAACGGACCACCCTGCGACGACAACAGCGCAGGCAAACCGTCGGCCGGGCTGTACGACGTCAACCAGTTGGTCTCACGGACAACCGCATCAGCAGTACCCACCGCCACCCCCTACCTCACGTGGTGATGAATCCGCCGGATCCGGCGAGACCGAGGCGAGGAGTTGCCGACCCGCGAACCCACGCGGCGCTTCGGCCGGTAGCCCATCTCGGACCGGTTCTGCCGCTGGGCAGCGGTGAGCGGTGAGCGCTGGCCGGCCCGCAGCACACGGTGACGCGACTTCCGGGCGGTCTTCCGCGCGGCCTTGCGGGCGGCGGTCTTCGCAGCCCTGGCCTTCGCGCGCGCGGCCTTCGCCGCGGCGAGCCGCGCCAGCCGTGCCTTCTTGCGCTCCGCATAGCGGGCCTTGAGCTTCGCAGCGATCTTCGCGCGAGTTGCTGCGGACTCCCTGTGCCCGTGGTGCTTGTGGTGCTTGCCCTTCAAGGCCTTCGAAATCTTGGCCTTCGTCGCCGCCGACATCGCCTTGCGCTTCGCCGCCACGGTCAGCCCCTCGCGTACGAGCCGACAATCTGCGTGGCCCGCGACCACAGGTCATCCGGATCATGCGACTGCACCGCCGGATCGAGCTCAGCGACCGCCAGGCTCGCCGTCGCGAACTTGCACGCCCGCACCAGCGACGACGGGACCGTCGAGTAGCCGCCCGAGTACGTGGACACGATCGTCGTCCCCGGCGGCACGAACGTCCCCAGCTGGAAACGCACATGCCCGGTGTCCGGCTCGTACTGCAACTGCGTCACATCCACGTCCTGGACGCCCGAGAACGAACGCAGCAACTGCACGCTCGTCAACGACCCGGCCCAGTACTCGGGGGTGCGCGGCGGGAACTCCCGCAACCAGAAGTGCCGCACCAGCAGCGTCGAACCCAGCGACTGCGCCCGCGAGAACCCCAACTGCGACGTCGGATCCAACGGCACATACGCGTCGAGGGCATCCTCGATGTCCAAGGCGTCCGCGCGCTGCGTCTCAACCATGTCGGTGAACGGCGCCAGCCTGCGGTCGGCGTAGTCCTCCAGCATGCGGGTCGCTTCCATCAGCAGGTCCATCAGCGCATCGGTGGAGTAGTCCCGCACCAGGTCCGCCAAGGGCCCTTCCGAGAACTGGGCGGGCGTGGCCAGCGGCGCTACGGTGTCGGCCACGACCGCCCCCTACTCTGCGACGGGCGTCTTGCGCGGACGTCCGACGCGCCTGGCCGGCGCCGGAGTGTCGGACTGCTCGCCGTTGTCGCTGTTGTCGTCATCGGCCGGGTCTGGCTCGGGCTCCGGAGCGACCTCGGGCGGTGCGATCTCGGAGAAGCCCGCGTCGCGGATACCGAGGAGCTGCAGACCGAGATCGTAGGGGACCTCGACCGCATCCTCGGCGGTCGTCCAGCTATAGCCGCCCGGCGCCGACCCGGGCGCACGGCTCTTGCGCAGCCACATGGACTGTCGCCTCCTTCAAGGAGTTGCAGGGGATGAGCTGGCCCCGGCCGAGGACTGGTCGGCCGGGGCCTGGCGCGGGATCAGACAGCACTGACCAGGCGCGAGTACCGCCCGGCATATTTCGGCGCGCGCAACGCAGCCACGGTGTCGGTGACCACGGCGAACGGGAGGACGTCCGGGCTGGTCGTGGTCGGTGCCAGCGGGATGACCTGCATGTCGCGGGTGTACGGGCGCAGGAAGAAGTTGGGGTCCTTCGGCACGAGGTAGATGTCCTCGTGGCCCGCGCCGCGCGCCTTCGCCCCACTGTTGCCGCCCTGGTACAGGGTCGGGCCGGTGTTGCCGGAGCTGTTGGTCTGCAGGTTGGTGCCGGTGTCGATGATGCTGGTCACGGCAGTGCCGGTGGTGTCGAACGCGTCGACGACGCCGACGAGGGACTCGGTGCCGGTGGTGGTGGACCGGTAGACCTTGTACAGGATCGGGGAGGCGCCGTCCGGCATGTTGGTCGGGGTGGAGAAGCTCAACGTCACCGTGGACGTGGAGCCAGTGGTGGTCTGGGAGACCTCGGTGGAGCACTGGATCTCGCCGAAGCGGGCGATCACCGCACTGACCTGGTAGTAGTACGTGGTCGCCGCGAGGGTGCCGCCGGTGGTGGCGGTCGCGGTGGAGACCGCGCCCATCTGGTTGGAGCGGGGCGCGAGGAACGAGGACTCGACCAGCGGGACGCCGCGGTAGGTCGGGACGATCAGACCGGCGGCGACCTCGATCTCGCCCATGAACCGCTGCTGCGTGCTGAGCAGCTGCGAGATGGATCCGAGGATCGCGGGCGACATGATGAACATGTAGCTGCCGCCGTTGACGGGCAGACCCGCGTTGCTGGAGACCTGTGCCATCAGCGAGTCGAGGATCTTGGTGCTGAAGGTCGCGCCCGCGCCGTCGGTCGCGTTGGTGTAGGCGTTGGAGCCGGTCCCGTTGGTGAAGTTCGAGACCAGGTAGTCCAGGCCGGAGCAGATCGGGTACAGGCCGTTGGCGGTCGCCGGGTCGTTGCCCCAGATGAAGGAGTTCTCGACGGACCACAGCATCGACTGGACGGTGCCGTCGATTTCCAGCTGCCGCAGGTCACCAACGAGGTCGCGGGTGACGGTCTGCGCGAAGCCCGTCACAGCGCCGACGGCCTGGAACAGCTTGATGTTGAAGACGGCCTGCTCGTAGGTCGAGTTGCCGAGCGGGCGGGCGCCGCCGTCGACGACGCCACCGGCGTCCGGGCGCTGGGTGCGCCGGTTGAAGAAGTACTGCGTGGAGCCCCACTGGCGGGCCGGGATCGCCGCGAGGAGCGGCGCGAACCGGCGCTGGTACTCAAGGAGCAGCGGGTCGATCTGCTTTTGCACGAGGCCCGGGACGGAAGTTGCAGCCGTCAGGGCTTCCTCAAGTTCGGTCGGCATGAGTGCCTCGTCTTTCGTGGGCATGCGAAAGCCCCGCCGGGGTGTCCGGGCGGGGCTTCGGAAGTGATGGAGAGCCGGAAGCGATATGCTTCTGACATGAGTTCTGATGCGTGCCTGAACGGCTGCTACCGCGCCTTATACGCCCGAGGTCTCTGCAATCCCTGTTATCAGCGCTGGCGTCGCAGGTATGCGGGTGAGGCCCTCAGTGGGCTGCCCGAAGAGCAGCGGTTCTGGGCGAAGGTAGAGAAGACGGACGACTGCTGGATCTGGGGCGGGGGCGTCAACGCGCACGGCTATGGCGGATTCGGAAGACCATCGAAGGTCGCGCACCGTGTTGCCTACGAGTTGGCCGTCGGGCTGATTCCTGAAGGTCTCGAACTCGACCACCTGTGCCACGGCAGAGACCGGTCGTGCCCTGGCGGCGACTTGTGCCCACATCGCAGATGTGTCCGACCAGACCACCTGGAGCCGGTGACCACGAAGATCAATGCTCACCGGTCTGGCAGTGTGTCTGGGCTGAACGCCGCCAAGGACGTCTGCATCCGCGACCACGAATTCGACGAGGTCAACACCTACGTCAACAAGGCAGGGCATCGTGTTTGTCGCGCATGCGCACGCGAGAAGACCCGCAAGCGCCGGGCTGCACGAGCTGCGGCGGACTGACTGTCAGACGCCGATCTTCCCGAAGTCGCCGAGAAGGTGGTCGGCGCGGTCGTCCCACATCTCGGCGCCGGTCTTGGGCTTGGCGTCGGGGCTGTCGGTCTCGGTGGTGCGGTGCCCGGCGCGCGGCGGCAGACCGTAGGCCTTGAGGAGCTGCGGAATGGCGTCCTTCATCGCCGCATTGATGGCCTCGTCGACCTGCGCCTTGGTGTAGGTCTCCTCGGTCGGGGCCGGTGCGGTGACCGGAGCCGCGGCCTCCTGCGCCACGACAGCGGGGGCGACCGGCGCGACAGGGGTGGCCGGCGCTGCGACCGGTGCAGCCTCGGCGACCGGTGCGGCCGGTGCGACGTGCTGCAGGAGCTGCGCGAACTGCTCCTGAGTGAGGCCGACCATCAGCGGCGCGACGGACTGGGCGGTGGTGGGTGCCGGGGTGGCGGGAGCCGCCGTCTCGGCGGCCGGGGTGACGACGTCGGTCACGGCGGACTCCTTCACTGTGGGGACGGGTTCGACAACCGGGTCCGGCGTCGAAAGCTGGGGGGCGACTGCGGGTGCGGTCTCGTCCGCGGACGCCTGCGTCGAGTTGCAGGTGCCGCAGTCGTTGCACGGGCACGGGCAGCCGGGGCCGCCTGCCATCTGGTGCGGGACGGAGCAGCCGCAGCCGCACGGGCAGCCGGAGCCGGGCTGGGGTTCGTCAGCCATGTCGGGGTCCTCCTCGTCTTCGGGTTCGTCGGCGTCGCCGAGGCCCCGGTCGATGTCTTCGGCCGGTGCGCCTTCGACGTCGATGTCGTCGTCGAGGTCCGGGTCCAGGGCGGTTAGTGCGTCGCAGGCGCCGGCCATGGCGGCGGCGCCGACCGCCTGGAGGTCGTGGGCGTCGATGAGGCGCGAGGTGACGCTGACGGTCGTCGGCCCGTTCGTCAGCGAGATGTAGATGTCGCCGCCGGACTGGTCCATGGCCCAGCATTCGGCGAGGGATTCGGAGACTGGAGCGACGGTTTCGATGAGCCAGTTCTCGGCAGACACCATCACGCCGAAGCCCTGGAGGGCCTTTCGAATCTTGGCCTTGATGTTCTTGAGCTGCTTCGACGTGTACAGGCGCGCATTGTCGGCCTGGTGGATGTAGCTCCACGCCGCCTTGGCCTTGATCTTCGTCGAGAGGTCGTACCGCTTCTGCTTGTCCTTCTGGTAGCCCGGGTCGGCGAACGGCCCGCTGGACTGCGGTGCGGCCTCGGGGACCGGCGTGGCCGCCTCTTCGGTGATGACGGTGGCCACGGGGACCTCCCAGGTTTCGGCGATAGGGGTACGCCCGGCGGTGGCCGGCGCGGATTCGGTCGGCGGCGATCCGCCGGGGGAGTCGATGAGCGCCTGGACGACTCCGGGCGTTGCCGTCATGTCGACGGCGTCGACTTCCAAGTCGTCGGCGGTGGTGGCCATCTGGCCGTTGACTTCGACGCTCTTGGTCTCGCCGAGGAAGTAGCCGTGGATGCTGACGCTCTTGAGGCCGGGCGGCCCGCCGTCGGCTGGCTGCACGAGCGCCGCGATGTCCCGGGCTGGCGCGGTGTCGTACCAGCGGGCTTCGAAGCGGGCGGAGCCATCGGGTGCTTGCTGGACTCTGACGACCCGACCCACGATGAGCTGGGAATTATCACCGGCGCTGTGATGTGTACGCATCACAATCGGTAGGGCGTCGGGATCTGCGATGCGCTCCTGCATCCGAGCGACGGCCTTACCGATCAGCTCCTTGGTGTACAGACACCGGTTGAGGCTGACGCCTGGGTACAGGAATGTGCCGGTGAATGGCTTGAGCGCAGCGGCGGCCATCAGCTACCTCCTCGGCGGGTCCGGGCGGCGCGCGCCGTGGCTGCAGGGGGAGGTGCGGGCTTCTTGCGGGCCCGGTCGGCGGCGAACAGCCGCAGGATCGCCTCGCGGACACGCGAATCCTCGTCGATGGCGGTGATCAGCCAGTCGCGGAACTCGACCTCAGCGGTGGCTTCGTCGTGGTGCCGTCCCGGCGCCCTGGCCGGTCGCATGTACACGGTCACCTGCCGTACAGGCTGAGCGTCACACCAGTGAACGCGGGGGTGGTGCCGCCGAGCGTCCACGTGACCTGGCACAGCATCGGCAGGACCAGGTTCGAGGTGTGCAGGCCGCAGGACCCGGACTGATGGCCAGCTGCCGTGAGCGCGGTCAGTGCCAGGGCGGCAGGGTAGACGTTGGCGTCCTGGTCGAGGAGGTCGACCTGGACGGTGAGTGTCGGGGTCGTGCCGCTGGGGGCGTTCGCGACGAAGGCGGCGAGCCACAGGTCGGTGACGTCGTGGATGTCCAGAACCACGGAGGAGGTGCTGGACGCCCCAATGAGGGAGGCGCCGTCCAGGGACCAGACCTTGCGGCCGTACGGATAGATCGCCACAGCTACTCCTCGCCTTCGTCGGGGATCGCGGTTGACGGCGGGGGAGCGCCGGGGACATCGGCATCCGCCGGCGAAAGCACACAGCGACAGTTCGGGTGAAGCGGCGGCACGGGCGCGTCGGCGATGGCGTACGGGCTGCCGCTCTCGGCGTCCTGGCAGGCCGCGCAGACGTTGTTGCCGCCGGCGGTCCAGTAGTTGAGCATGGTGACGCCGCCGTCAGTGAATGTGCCGACCGCGCCGCTGCTCCATGCCTGGCCCATGGCCATGTCGAGGGGGGCGGTGACCGGGGTGGCGCCGTCGCCGGTGAGTGCGGCGCGGACGGCGGCGAGGAGCGCTGCGAGGGTCAGCTTCGCGGCGAAGCCCTTGGCGAGGAGTCGCGCGAGTGTCGAAGCCGCGCCGGACATGATTTTCGCTGCGACGGGTGGTGCCTGCCCCCAGGTCGTGAGGTCGCTGATGTCGTCGCGGGCTGAGTCGTAGGCGGCGGCCATGTCGTGCTTGCTGCCGCTGATGGCACGCCCTGCCGCTGCACCTTCAGCCTGGGCATCACCCAGCGCAGTGGTGATGCTGTCGAGGAACTTCTGGTAGGCGGGGTCGGCCATGTTGGCGCCAATGAATGCTTGGCGTGCGATGGCGAGGGCCTGCATCCTGATGGCCTGCGGCGACTGGTCGGGCAGATTGGGTGCTTGGGCGTGGAAGCTTCCGACGAGTTCGTCGAGGGAGATGAGTTGCAGGCACTTGGCCCAGGCGGCGAGGACTGCGGCCTGGTGCTGCTTCTCGCGCTTCTCGCGGCGCTGGTAGATCAGCGCCCAGGTCCCTTCAAGCTGCCCGATCTTGATGGTGGCTTCGAGGACGGCCGGGGCATCGGGATGCCCGCACGCCCATTCGACTGCGGCGATCGAGGCTGCGCGGACCTCGTCGGTCATCGGGGCGTCGCGGACGCTGGCCCAGCCCGTGGCGAATGCGGTCCGGGCGTCCTCGCGCAGACTGCTGGCGGTCTCACTGGCGAGGGTGTAGCCGGTGCGGTCGCCTGCGTGGACGGCGTTGACCGTGGTGAACAGGACGGGCGTGCACGGGATGCGGTCGATGGGCGACTCGGCGTCCGGGTCGATGAATGCGATCGAGATGTGCGCGGTGTGGCCGTGCTCGCGCGGGACGTCTATGCCGTGCGCGGCGAGTACATCAAGGGTGTCGCGGCGCAGGTCCTCGATTCCGGGCCCGTCGACGAGGGCAACGATGACATCCAGTTCGCCGCCGGTGAACCGGGCATGGCCGGAGATGCTTGCCTGGATCGGTGGCCGGTCGGCGAGGCTCGCCGCGACCTTGCGCAGCGTGTCCCGGTCGACGCCGACCGCCGGGCCCGTGTAGGCAATCGTGCAATGCATGGACTCGGGCAAGATGCCGCCAGGGACGGCAAGCTGCTCGGCGAGGTCAAGCGGCGGATACAGGGCGATCATGCTGCCGTTCACCCATCGCCCCCCGCCGTGCGTTGAGCGAGACCTGCGGAGTTGAAGTCGCCATCTGCCCCGCAGGTGGCCCTAGCTGATCGCTGCCCAGATCGTCGCGGCGAGGTTGCCCGACGCCGAGCCCAGCGTCACCGACTGCGGCATCGCCGTCTGCGACGTACCCGAGGACAGGAACCGGCCCGTCGCCGTGGCCAGGCCGGCGTTGCCGATCGAGACGCCGCCGGGCTTGAGCGCCGACCCTGAGGCCAGGGTGATCGCGGTGCCGCCGTTGCACAGCACCCCAACGTAGTAGGCACCCGGGGCGGCGCTCACTACGGGGCTCGCCCAGGCAGCGGTGATCAGGCCAGCGCTGGCGAAGGCCGTGCTCTGGTCAGCCGAGATCGCGATCTGCGTGCCGGTCGAGTTGAACAGCGCCAGGTAGTTCTCGGACGCGGTCAGTGTGCCACCTGCCGTAGATACCTCGACGAGTCCGTTGGTGAGGGTCTGCTGCTGCGTCACGATGACCTTCGAGAGGTACACGACCCCCGCGGTGGTCAGGAACGTCGATGCCGCTGCGGCCGGGTCGAAGGACCAGGCGATCAGACCGGAGTCCGCGGCCGTCGGGTCCGGGTTCTTCAGCGAGGTGACATTGCCGGAGGTGTCCATGAACACGGCGACGCCGTACTGGGAGTAGACGACAGCACCACCGGACGGGGTCGCGGGGGCAGTGGTCTGATTGGTCAGGTTCGCGCCCCGGTTGACGGTCAGGTGGTCAACGGTGATGTCGGTGTTGACGCGTCCGGTGACGACGGGTTCCTGCTCGCCTGCCTGGGCCATGATGCTCCGCTCGTGGGATTTGCCGGGTGGCCGGTCGTGAAGGGCGCCGCCGTCCATCGGCGCGCGCGGATATCGAACCGTGCGTCACCGTTGCGTAACGTGCTGACGGTGGATCATGTGGCGCTGCGAAGCTGGCCGCCCACCGAACCCCAGGGGGACACCATGGGACTGTTCAAGAGCAGCAAGCCGACGCCGGTCGACGGGGCGCCGGTGCCGATCGCCGAGTACAAGGTCAGCTACCGGGGCGGCCTCGCCGCGCTACCGAAGGCGAAGGTCGGCGAGATTATCCTGCGGACCTGGGACGACCGCTTCGGCCTCAGCCCCACCATCGGCAGCAAGAAGTTCTGGCCGCCGCTCAGGATCCCCTACGCCGCGATCAGCGACGTGCAGATCGTCCGCCGGCAGGTCACCGGCGCCGAGGCACTCCTGTCGGCGGGCTCCCGCAACGGGACACGCGGCCTGGAACAGAACAACAACATCCACATCCACTACACCGACGACACCGGTGCCGCGATCGTGCTCCGCCTGGAGATGCTCACCGGCTTCAACATCACCACCCAGGCCAAGCGTGCCGCCGAGTTCAACGACCTGCTACAAGCCCGCGGCATCCGGGCGCGGTTCCAGCAGCCAGTTGCTCAGCCTGGTGTCGGCTCTGTCGCGGATGAGCTCGGAAAGCTGCAGCAGCTGGCCGCGTCGGGCGTACTGTCGCCCGAGGAGTTCGCTGCGGCGAAGGCCCGGCTGCTCGGCCTGTAGGGGCCCGGTCAGCCGATCTCCTTCTGGATCAGGGGAAGCACGTCCTGCGCCCTGGTGGGATGTCCGGTAGGCATGGTCACCTCCCTGCTCCTACGAGTTCGCGGGCAGGCGGGAGTTCGGCGAGGGCCTGGGTGCGGCGCGCCCGGTAGGTGCGCCGCCATTCCTCGTCGAGGCTCTCGCGGGGCCCCGTGCCTTGCGGCAGGTCGCCGGCCAGGCCGGGGCCGTCCTCGGGGCCGAGCGGCGACGCGTCGAACGGGACGGGCTGGACAACGGGCGGCTCAACGGGATCCGGCTTGCTGAGCGTCACCGGGGTGCCGGGTGTCGGGGCGTCGGGCTCCAGGGAGGTGCCCTTGAGCTTCATGGCAATGCCGGCCTTGGACATGGCGTCCATGTCGGACCACTTGACGAGGTTCTGGCGGTCGACCAGGACCGGGTCGTCGCCGCCGTCGACGGGGGGTTCGCCGATCTCGTCGCGGACGCGGTTCAGGGTGTAGGAGCCGTTGCGCAGGCGGGTGTCGCGGATGTTCTCAACGGTCGTCGAGTCGCGGTAGTCGATCTCGGGGAATTCGAGGTGCCAGTCCTCGATGCCGAAGCCCTGCTGCAGCAGATGAAAGTTGATCTTCTCCAGGACGAGGGACTGCACCGGGATGATGGTGTTGATTCGCAGCGTTTTGTCCTGAGACTCCCCAGTGCCGCCGCCCAGGTTGCCGGACTCGATGATCCCCAGCTTGCCCGGCGGGACACCAAACGTGGCGATGATCTCGTCGCGCAGTTGCTTGCTGGCGGCCAGGTAGTCGGTGACCTTGCGCGGGTCCAGGACCTCGACCTTGCCGTCGCCGGTCGTGATCGTGGGGTTGCCGACCGCCTTCGGCCCCAGATTGAAGACCATGTACTGCTCGCGCCACCGCTGCACCTCAGTGTCGGACAGGTGCCCGAGGTCGACGTGGATCCGCGGCGGGTCGCCCCGGCGGAAACACTCCTTGATCGTCGCTTCGGTGAACAGCCACGCCGTCACCGGCAGCAGTGCCTTCTGCGTCGGACCCACCCCGTAGGAGCCACCCCGCGGCGCGTCCAGCGAGATGTGGATGACCTGCTCCGGAGTGAACTCGGCCGTCCGCGTGCCGCCCAGGCCGTCCACAACCTGGATGTACCCGGTGACCTCGCCGTGCGCGTCCGCGACGACCGTCATCGTCGTCGAGTCCAGGGTGTACAGCGCGACCGGCTCGCCCAGCAGCGTCACGATCTCGATGTACGCGTCCCCGAACAAGTTCAGGTCGATCACAGCGGACCGCAGGAGCTGCACCATGTCCTGGCGCGGGTTCACATACCGCATCAGGCGGCGCAGCCGTGTCACCTCGGGCGTGTCCGGCGGCACTGTCCCGTCGTCCGACAGCGCATCCGACACCACCTGCAGGCCGCCCGCAGTGACCGTGCGTGCGATCAGATCGATCGGCGCGGCCACCCACGGGCACGTCAGGTACGCCTGGTACAGCTGCGTCATGACCTGCTGGCGTTCCTGGCTGTACGCTGCCGCGGTGCGCGACGTCGTCGGCATGAGCGCCGTGCCGTACTCGTAGCCGATACGCTGCGCGCCCGCCGCAGCCGAAGCCGACGGACCGGCCGGGGCGGCCTCGGCTACCGGGGTCCGGCGGAAGGCATCGCGGATACGTGCTCCTAGCCCCACGGTCCACCGCCCCCCGTCGCGACGGGGAAACCGCCGAAGCTCGTCGGCAGCTGCGCCGGAGGGAGAGGAACGGTGACCGCGGGTTGGGCCTGCGGGTCGACGTGGGTTGTCTCAGGCTCTTCGCCAGGGAAGTGCCAGCGGGACTCACCACCGATCGACATGATCAGGTAGCGGCAGTTGTGCACCAGGACGCCGTTGGCGAAGTACTCCTCGACGTCTTCGACGGAAAGGTTGTATACGTCAGCCCGTCCGGCGTCGGACAGTCCAAGAACATGCGCGGGAGCAATTTCGGGTCGAGGCGTAGCGATTGATGCGGAACGTCTCGCCGCAGCCCTCGCACGTGCGGTCCACGTCGTCGATTCCGCTCGCCTTTCGGGCATAGGCGCGGCACTTCCCAGAACAAAACCGCGTCGATTCGTTGCGGTCGGTAGTTTCGAACACCTCGCCGCAATGCGCGCACGCCAGCGTGCGCGGCTCGCGCCCGATCCAAGCTCGCCTTCCGTTCTCGGAGTGCCAGGCACGCCCCTCGTCGCTGCGGTGCCATTCTGCGGCCAGCTGCTGGTTAGCCGCCCATGCCGTGCGCTGAGCATCGCTCCGCGGCTGATCCCCGTGATGAGAGCGGTGGACCTCGTTGGGCACACAGACGAGATTGTCGATCGAGTTGTTGTCTGGATCGTGGTCCCGATGATGGGTATCGAAGCCCTCGGGTATCGGGCCGTGTGCAGCCTTCCAGATTTCCTGATGGAGGCGGCCGACGCCGCGCGCGCGATGACTCCCGCCTGGCGTGAAGTAGACCTGTTCAGTTCTGCGCTTGGCGTCCGGATAGCGGCGGAAAGTGATGCCGTTGAAGACGACAGATTCAACCCTTGGGCGCTTGCGTGGCATGTCTGAATTCTATCAAGGTATCTCAGGGAATCGAGCCGAACGAAGCCTTCCCCCTGCACGAAGACGGGATGATTCCCGGTTCCAATCAGCTCGCGTCCGTTGCTCATTGAGACCTTGAGTACGGGCTGCGCAATGCCAGTGCGAGCTGAGTCGCGCACCCGTCGCCACCCCTGTCGGGTCATCACTTCGTCGCCGACGCGGACGTCCTCGATGGGGACGTCGCCGCGGCTCGTGGAGATCAGCGTCCCGGCAACGAAGCAGGCGTCGTACCAATGGTCTGGGCCATCGGTGTCGACGTCCTCCGGCCGGTGCGGATCGCGCGGCAGCTCGCCCATGGTCTTCGTGAACTGCGGGCAGGCGCCGTCGAGGATATGCAGCAGCGGGCAGGTCGCCCAACCGAGTTCGCGGTGGTAGGCGCACGCTGGCGCTTCGGCGAGGTAGGTGTGCATGCGGGCCTTGCCGCCGAGCCGGTCGGTGTCGGCCTTCGTCAGGTGCAGGCCCTCGGTCGCCATCTGATCGGCCGGCGGGAGCGAGGACCCCGTCTTGCCCCACATGGCGGGGTCGGCCGCGATCGCCAGCACATGATGGCCGGCGTTGGCGTCGAGGATCTGCCGGGCCTGCTCGCGCTCCGGTGTCTGGACCATCGTCAGCTCGCGGTAGAACCACAGCCGCCCGTCGCCGTCCTTCGCCGCGGCCAGGTACACCGACGGCGCTGCCCAGCCGTAGTCCATGCCGCCGCGCCGCTGCCACGATGCGGGCAGCTCGCACGGCGGGACGACGATCCGGTCGCGCTTCCAGTCCGGGAACGCGGCGTCAGGCATCGCGGACCAGTCCCCGTCCTTGATGCGTGCACGCAGGTCCGGGTCAGCGATGCCTTCGAGGCTCTTCTCGTAGTCGCCGACGTACGGATTGTCGGACGCCTTCGCGGGGATGAAGATCCGGCGCCGCCCGGCCCTGTCGACGATCTCCTTGGTGCCGTAGTCGGTGGCGTCGACGTAGTCGTCCTTGACGACGCCGTGCCCGATGTGGCCGGGGTTGCTGGCGGAGCGTGCGCCGAGGCAGGGCACGCCTTCGACGCCGGAGCGGATGCGCGTGTAGAGGAAGTCCACGACTTCAGGCGGCATCGTGGTGCGCTCATCGATGACGAGCATGTTGATCTCCGCGCTACTGAGCGCGGCGGCCTCTTCCATGTTCTTCGCGTGCGCGAACGTCAGGATCGAGTTGCCGGGGAACCGCAGCTCGTACTTCGAGCCGTTCCAGATTCCGCCGACCGCCTTGGCGTAGTTGTATCGCGCCAGGTTCCGCAGCACCGACTGGTTCAGCTGCGGGAACGTCTTGCGGAACCAGAAGATCTGGATGCCGGGGAAGCGGACGCAGGTGCGGATGACCAGGGCCAGCAAGCTCTGGGACTTGCCGCCGCCGCCAGCCCCGCCGTAGAGCACGTCGAGGTCTTCGTCGGGCAGGGCAAGGAACCGCTCCTGCGGGCAAGTCCCGCACATCGGCGGCAAGTCGGCCTCGGGGGTCCCGGCCAGTCGGGCGAGGACCCGCGGCTTGCAGACCGGTTCGAAGCCCAGCACCGTCAGCGTGTCGGGCTTCTCGAACTCCCGGGCCGCGTACTCGGCCCAGTCCATGGTGGCGGTCATTGCCGCCCCCTCGGCTCAGCTGATCAGAGCCCGCAGGTGACGCGGCACGATGTCGGGGACTCGGGCGAGCTGCTCCGGCGTCAGGTTCAGGTCGTTGAGAATTCCCCTGATTGCCTGAGCAACCTGCTCGCCCTGGCTCTCCGCCAACTTGACGCGGCGCTCCTCGATGCCCGCCTTGATGGCCTCGGCACAGACGCGCACCAGGTGGGTGCGCTCCTGCTGATAGAGGCGCAGCCAGATACTGGCGACGGCCTCATGGGTCTCACCCCAGTCCTCGCCGCCCTCCTTACGCCTCGTGCGACCCCAGATGAGCGGGTTCTCACCGTCGCCGTCGGGCGCTTCCGCCTCGATTTCCTGGACGCGACCGCGAAGCCACGCGACATGCCCGGCCGTCCACTGGACTTCGTCGAGGAGCGCCTCGACGGCGGTCGTCTCGATCTTCAGGCCGTAGGTGGCCACGAGTTTCCTCGCTCTCTCCTCGGCGACCCGAGTCTTCGCGACCTTGAGGGCCTGCGGCGTCTTGCCGCCGTGGAACCCGCAGACCCGCTGCCCAGGAAGCGCCGGGCACGGACACCGGCCCCCGGGGTCCTTCGGATGGTTCTTCGACAGGTGCGCGGTGCAGCGTTTCTCGTCCGGGATGGGGCGGTGCCGCGAGCAGAACTCCTCGCCGGGTAGTGCGGGCTGCCGGCAGGGCTGGCCGACCAGATCCGGGCGCCGCTTGTACTTGTCGCTGTACGTCCCGGCGCAAGGATGGTCGCCCGGCCGCGGCCGGCGCCTCGTCATCAGCTGCTCCCTACCGGGGCGGCGGTCCAGTGCGCTGGCAGTTCCTGCACGGGCAGCACTGTCGGCACCGCGGGTTCGGGTGTGCACCCGCAGTCGGGGAGTGTCGCCGAGTTGGGTCCGGCGCAGTCTGCGGCGTGGACGAGCGCGGCGGCGTCCATGGCGATGGCGTGGCCGCCGCAGGCGTACACGGCGTGCGTGTAGTCGCTGGTGTCGGGCATGGGGCCTTCGACGGGCGGCGGCTTCTGCACGTCGCGGAGCAGGTACCGCTCGGCCCGGCGGCCGGTCTCCGCGGCCTGCTCGGTGTCGAGTTCGGCCGCGGTGAGGCGGCGTCGCCACTGCACGAGCGGCACCGTGGTGCAGCCGGTGCCGTGGCAGCCCGGGCGCGGCGCGGGCGGCTTCGCGGTCCGGACCGGGGCAGGTGGCGGGGTGGGCTTGGCGAGGTCCATGGCCGCTCCTTTCAGCTGAAGCCGAGCCACTGGCTGTTGAACGGCGACGGTGTGGCCATGCTGGACAGGGTGATGCTGCTCGGCAGGGAGGTGGCGGTTCCGGTGATGACGCCGTAGCGCAGGTTCGCGCCAGTCTGACCGGCGTTGGCGGTGGTGCCCGCGCCGGACGCCTTGAAATTGAGGGCGGCACCGGTCATGACCCCGTTGTAGAGGAAGCCCACGTAGTACTTGCCTGCCGCGAGGTTCGTCTGCTGGGTCGTCCAGGGGACGGTGTTGACCTTCTGGTCGGCCGTGGTGGACCAGATGGTGGTCTGGTCGGCGGTCTGCGTCAGCAGGGTGCCGCTGCTGTTGTAGAGGCCGATCAGGTTCTCGCCGCTGGTCAGGCCGCTCGTCTGGGCCCCGGACAGGCCGTAGACGATGTTCGTCAGCGTGGCGGACTGCCGCAGGATCATCGCGGTCAGGAACAGGTAGCCGTTGGTCGTCGACGTCGGTACCCACGTGGTCCCGGCACTGGACGGGTCGTAGTTCCAGGCGATGAGGCCCTGATCGGAGGGCATCCACTCGTAGGCCGGGTGCACGTGCCCGGCATCGGCCGCCTTACCCGTTGAGCCTGCGGCCTGCACGCCGAGGAAGTTGATGTCCGTGGCGGTGCCATCGAACTGCATGCCGCCGACCGCCGAGGTCGTCGCTGCGGGCAGGTCACCGGCCGCGATGGTGCCCCAGGCGGGCGCGGCCGAGGCGGACCCGTTGCCGGTCTGCTGCAGGTACTGCTTGGTCGCCGACGTGGATCCCGGGAGGCGGGTGTTGGTGCCCGTCCCGTTGGCGTAGGCGATGTCGCCGAGCGTGGTGGTCGGCGCGAGAGCGTTGTAGGCGGCGCTCGTGCTGGCCTGCCCGGTGCCGCCCTGCGCGACGGGCAGCGCGGAGGCGAGGTGGGTGGAGACGACGGTCGGGGATGTCGCGGTGCCGCCGATGTCGCCCGCGAGCTGGATGGTCCCCTCGGCACCGCTGGTGGCGGCGGCGGGGAGTTGCTGGACGAGCGCGAAGTCGGTCCCGGAGACGCCATTGGCACCGCCGGTGATCTTCTGCCCGCCGTTGGACCAGGCCGCTGCTGCGGGGTGTTGGGTGGCGATGACGTCGAGCGTCGCGGTCCGGACGGTCGGCGCTCCGCTGGTGCCGCCGACCACGATGGACGTGTCGGCCGCGGTCACGCCCAGCACCAGGCCAGTGGTGGGGTGGACGTGCTTCGCGTCGGCCGCGAGGCCGGACGACCCAGCGGCCTGCGCACCCAGGGCCTGGATGTCGCTCGCGGTTCCGTCGAGCTGCACGACCCCGGCGACCGATGTTGACGCGGTGGGGAGCGTCGGCGTGCCGTGGGTGTGGTCGGAATGCGGGACGGTGGAGGCACTCCCCGTCGCGGAGGACGCACCGAAGCTCGTCTGCGCGGTGGGCGCGCCCCAGCCCTCGCGCGCGTGGACGTGATCGGACGCCGCGAACGTACTGGCCACGCCAGTGGTCTGGGTACTAGTCACCGCCGAGGCCGCGGGTGCGCCAGCCGCTGCGAGCGGGTGGACGTGGTCCGCGCGGGCCGGCAGTGTCGCCGAGCCGAGCGCGGCCGCCTGGCCGACGCCCTCGGTAGTGGCCGGTGCGCTGCCGGCCAGTGACAGGGTGCCGTGGCTGTGGTCCTCGCGGGCGTAGGTGAGGTCGGTACCCACGACCGACATCTGGCCATAGCTGCTCTCGGCAACGACGGTGGTCGCGGCTGCGGCCGTGGCACCGGAGGCCAATCCGAGGTTGGCGCGGGCGGTGCTCTCGGACGGCAGGTCCGAGAGGTTGTTGGCCAGAGCCGGGTATGCGGCGTTGGCGCGGGACACCTCGGCGGCGATCTCGCTGGTGGTGTAGGCCTCGGCGTTGCTCTGTGCGGTCGCGGCGGTGCCTGCTGCATCGAAGGCGCTGCTGGCCTGAGTGGCTGCGCTGCCGAGCCCCAGGTTGGTGCGGGCTGCGCTCGCTGAGTCGATATCGGAGAGGTTGTTCGCCGCGAGCAGGTCACCGCTGCCGCCGCCCGACGGTGTCTGCCAGTCCGCCGTGTTCGGCCCGGTCGCGGTCGGGACCTGGCCCGTGGTCGGGGTACCCGAGATCGTGACGCCGACGGGGGTCAGGGGCTGCGTCGGAGTAATCGCGGACAGATCGACCGTCGGCGCGAGGCTGCCGGGCAGCGAAATCGAGTAGGTGCGCGGTTGCGCGCCGGCCAGCTTCTCCAGGACCCGGTAGGTGAACGGCTCCGGGTACAGGTGCGTGTCGTCCGTCGCCGGGAGCTCGATCGAGAAGTGCCCGTTGGTGTCGAGGGTCGCGACGGTCGCCGACGGATAGAGGATGACCGAGCCGGTGGCATCGGCGATCACGTAGTCGAGGCTGAACGTCACCGTGCCCGCGCAGGGCGTGCCGACAGCGGTGACGTACGTGCCGGTGAGCGTGACTCCCGTGAGGTTGCCGGGCAGCGGCATCATCGCCCCCCGTCAGCAGGTGATCGTCAGCAGATAGGCGGGAAGGACGGGGATCTCGGGGTTGTCCGTGACCTGCACCCATACCTGGTAGGAGCCGGGTGCGAGTTGCGTGGTGCCGCCCGGCCCGACCAGGCACTGCGCGAGGTAGCCGCCTGCGCCGGTGCTTTCGCTGCTGACCCACGACCCGGTCCACCACTGCGCCCCGAGCACTGATGTGCCGGGCTCCGTGAACGCGAATTGGACGACGTCAGCCGTGGGGTTGTACGGGGCCGTCGGCGTGACGACGGCCCGCACGTACTGCCTGGACGCCTGGGACTGGGAATGCGCCACTGGTCCCCCTATCCGCCTGCGTCGCGTGCACTCCAGCCGGCCGGGATCTCTGCTGCCCGCCAGGCGGGTTCGTCACCCCGGGCCGTCCAGGTCGAGCCGCAGTCGGCGGCCGACCAGTCGGCGTACTCCGGGTCGGAGGCGCTCCAGCTCGGCCCAGCGGCGGCGACGGCGAACACCGGGTAGAGCGGGGCTGCGACGTCGACGCTGCCGGGCGGTGCGGTGACACTCACGCGGGCGACGACACCGGCAACGATCTGCCCGACGACGACGGTTCCGCCGGGTGCACCGACGGTGATCGTGACGGCGACGCCGATGAGGTTGCGGCCGATGCGGACCGTACCGGCGACGGCTGTGACGGTGAGCGCGGGAACAGTGCCTTCGGCGGTGACGACGGACTCGCCGCGCGGCGCGGTGACCGCAACGACTACAGGCGCTCCGGTGGCAGAGACCGACGCCGTGCCAGGCGTAGCCCTAGCGGTGACGGTTGCCGTGCTGCCCGTGATGACTGCACCGGCGTGGATGCTGCCCGCGCGGGCCGTAACGGTGGTGGTGGCAGCGGCTCCGGCAATGAGAGCGCCGGCGTGGACCTGGCCGGGCGGCGCGACCACGGCGATCGTGGCCGGTGCGCCGGTGACGTTGACCGACATGCCAGCTTGGACAGTGCCGGGCGGCGCGCTGACCTGGGCCACTGGTGCGGCACCGGCAACCGTGCAACCCGCGTGGACTGTTCCAGCCGGGGCCGCGACCGAGACTTGGGCGACCACGCCCGGCACGGTGGCGCCGATACCGACGCTGCCCGGGACAGCCGTGACCGCAGCGAGGGCGGACGCGCCTGCCACGGTGCAGCCGGCGCGGATGGAGCCCGCGGGTGCGATGACGGCGACGGTGGCTGCTGCGCCGATGACTCCGGCGCCCGTGAGCACGTTGCCAGCCGGGGCGGTCACTGAGATGCGGGCCGCTGTACCGGTGACATCGGTCCCGGCCTGGAAGCTGCCAGTGGGTGCGGCGACTACGACATGGGCAGATGCGCCCGGCGCGGAGACCTCGACGGCCCCCGGGACTGCGGTGACGCTGATCTGGGTGGCCTGCCCGGCGGCGGTGACGCCTGCATGGCCGGCCGAGGCCGCAGTTGCGACGGTCGCCACTGTGCCGGTGACGGTTGCTCCGCCGTGGGCAGTACCTGCGGGCGAGGTGACCTCGACGAGAGCGGGGGCGCCCGCGATGACGGTCCCAGCGTGGACGGTACCTGCTGCGGCCGTGACCTTGACGGCGGCGCTGCTGCCGGGGACGCTGACGTGCACGGTCCCGGCGGGTGCGTGGACCGTGACTGTCCCGGTGGCACCGGTCGTGGCGACGACCGGAACACCGGGGCAGCCGGTGACTGCGAGACTGGGAACGGCTCCGGTAATCGTGCAGCCAGCGTGGACCGAGCCCGCGGGCGCGAGTACCTGGACCGCGGCAGCCGCCCCGGTGACCGCCGCCGCGAGGTGGACGCTACCGGCCGGGGCCAAAACCTTGGCGCTGCCCGCTGCTCCGCTGGTCGCGATCCCGACCGTGCCCGCTACGGCAGCGGTGGCGACGTGCCCGGCCTGACCGGCGATCACGGCACCGGCGTGAACGGCCCCAGCCGGGGCCGTCGTCTTCACGGTGGCCGTTGCGCCGGTGAGCACGCATCCGGCGTGGACCGTGCCAGCTAGGGCGGTCACCGTGACGTGCGCGGCGGCACCCGGGACCGTGACCTGAGCGGTACCGCCAGGCGCTGCTGTCTTGATGCTGGCCGCAGCACCCGGACTGCGCACGGCCGGCGTACCGGTCGGAGCCTTCACCGCGACCGTGGCGACCGCGCCGGCGATCGTGCAACCTGCGTGAACAGTCCCCGGCACTGCAGTGACCTTGACGGCCGCGACACTTCCCGCAGCTGTGCAACCCGCATGCACGATGCCCGCAGCAGCCTTGACCGCGACCGTCGCGACGGTGCCGCCGACGGTGACCTTGACCGTGCCTGCAGGCGCAGTGACCTTGATGGTTGCCGCGGCGCCGGGGACCGTGACCGACGTCGAGCCCGCAGCAGCCTTGACGGCAACGGTGGCGGCGACGCCGTTGACGGTGACCGGGACTGCGGCGGAGGGGAGGTCCCGGCTCAGCCGTACCTGGTCCGGGATTGACCGGCCGAGACGCGCCATCACTGACCCCCGGTCAGATCATCTCGATCCAGCGGGCGTAGATCAGGGCGGAGGTGATGGTCGCCTGGGGCTGGATCCGGAACTGGAGGTATTGGGCCGCGCTGGCGTTTCCGACCTGCGGATAGTCCTCCAGCGGCCAGATCTTGGAGTAGGCGCTGAAGACTTCCTGCCGGTCGACGGGTCGTAGCGTCGTGTTGCTGGTGATCGCGACCGCGCCGTAGGCCGTCGCACCGGTGCCCAGGGTCAGCCTGGTGGTGGCGCCGTTGAGGACGTTGATCGCCGGGAACACCGTGGTGGTGGTGTGCGCCGTCAATCCGGTCGTGGCCGTCGCGGTCGTCGCGACCTCCACGATCGCGGCGGTGGCCTGCACCGTATTGAAGGAGACACCCCACTCGACGAGTTGGATCAGGCCGCCGGACGGCACGGCGAGCTGCAGAGCCAAGAGGGCGGCGGCGGTGTACTGAGTACCGGCGTTGATTGTGGTTGTGGTGGACAGTGCCGAGTTCCAGCACATGAACTGGGAGCCAGCCAAGGTCGCCTCCTACCAGAGATGCGCGCGGGAGAGGGCCTGAGCTGTGTTGTGGATCGGGTTGACGGCGCCGCCGGGAATGTCGGGCAGCACGCCGAAATAGAACTCGTCCATGTAGAAGACCTGGCCGGACGCGGAGGCGATGGCGAGCGGCAGCGGCAGCGCGGATGCGGCAGTTGCGGGGGCGGCTGCCTGCGTGCTGATCAATGTCCAGGTGCCCGAGTTGGCGGCCTGCCCGGTCGCCGAGTCCGACAGGTACGTGCCACCGGAGGTGTACCAGTTGATCTCTGCGGTAGCGGTCCGGCCGACCAGGGCCGTGTAGATCCAAAAGCTGAACGTGTAGACGACACCCACGGTCACCGGCAGGCGCGTCGTGTTCCAGGCAAGTCCGGCGAAGCTCGTGCCCGCCGAGGTGACTTGGATCGAGTGCGTGCCGTCCAGGGCGAACGCTGTGGACGACGCGATCGTCGGTGTCGTGGTACCTGATGCTGCCCAGTCGCCGACGCCCGACTCGACCGATTCGTCCGCGTACGAGAATTGGTTGCCCATGATTGGCACAGGTCAGCGCCCCTTTTGGTCGTGCGGGGAGGCTAGTTCTCCTGCCACTGCACAAGCACGTTGGACACAGCGTTCGCGGTAGGCATGGACAACGTGAACGTCGACGCGGTGACGGTCTGCGTTCCCCCGAGGTCCCAGTACGCGATCACCTGGTTGGTGGTGTCGGAGCCGCCGACGGTGTTGTCGAAGAACAGGGCGTACACCGCGGAGAAGCTCGCGGACGTCCACGACGGGTTCGCGCCGACGACCAGCGACGTGTAGTTGTGCGGCGAGCTGAACGTGTCCGAGGTGCTGACCGACGTCAGTGTCTGGCGGGAGTACCCGCCACCCGACACCTCGGTGAGCGTGCCGTTCGCCGTGAGGAAGTCGTGGACGTGGACAGCGGCGTTGGCCGTCGAGTTCCACGTGTACGTGCCCGACGCCACCAGCAGGCATTCGAGCGTGTCCGTGGTGACGTTGACAGTTTTCGAGTTCAACGCGTCGATGAACGAAGGGAAGACGTAAGCGGTCACAGCCATCGACGCGCCTCCTGTCGGTTGTGGTGGGTCTGACTACTCGGCAGCCGGAGCCGCAGGCTCGGCCGGCGCTGCGGGGGTCTGTCCGAGGAAGGCTTCGATGGCGGTCTTGAGCGCCTCGAACTCGGTCTTGAGGTCGCCGACCGCCTCGGTCGCGAGCTGCGTGCCGTCGACCTCGGCCTGGGCGAGGAGCTTGGTGATGTCGGCGGTGACGTCGGCGCGGACCTGCGCGAGGGCGGGGGCGAGTTCGCCGACGAGCCCAGACACGATCTTCTCGGCCTCGCCGAACAGACCGGATGCCTTCGCGGCGAGTTCGTGGCCTTCGGCTTCGAGCTTGGTGACGATCTCGTGGAACTCGGTGAGGAACGACATGGTGGGACTCCTTGAGGGTGAGGGTGGTTCAGCGGCGGAAGTAGATCGGGTTGAGCTGGGCGAGGCGCAGCATCTGCTTCTGGATCTCGTCGCGCAGGTCGCGTTGGCTGAGGACACTGCCGGAGACGTTGATCGTCATGGTCAGCGGGGCGGGCTTCTCGGGCTCGGGCGCGGCGTCCTGGTCGTCGCCGCAGGGCCAGTGCCAGGACCCGACCTCGGTACAGGTCTCGTCATGGGTCTGCGTCAGCCACTGCACGACGTCGTCGGTCCAGGGCAGCGGGCCGTCCAGGATGAGAACGGTGTCCACGCCCGGCGGGGTGGCCCGGTGTTCGGCTACGCGGAGCGGCGCGCAGCCGCCGAGCACGTCGTCCGGGCGCCAGATGTGCACCATCTCGCCGACCTCGGGCAGCCGCTCGGCCTTGACCGGGGCCTCGGCGCTGTCGTCAGCGAACTCGCCCCGCACTCGGCCGAGGAACTCCTCGCGGGTGACGACGCCCTCGCGCAGCCACTCGTCGACGTCGGGGCCGGGAGTCTCCTCCAGCGCGTAGCTGGCCCAGTGCCCGTGCTGGAACCGGGCCACGGTCTGCACGTCGCCGTGGCGTGTGGCCTGGATGTGGAGGTCGCCGCCCTGGTCGACGTGAACGCCGTCGCAGGGGATGTGCTCGTGCTGCTCGTTCGGGCAGGCGAGGCGGACGATCGCGGTGTGGCGGCTCACGACGTCACTCCCGTGCACCTCTTGCAGGGCAGTTGCCGGTGGTGCACGTGGCAGGACGGGTCCCGCGCGGGTTCGTAGCGCGGCGCGGGCCCGTTGTAGTGCGCGAACTTGCGGGCCTGGTCACGGGATACGGCACGACGCTGAGCGCGCGGCCACGGGAAAGCGAGGGTGGACATGCAGGTGCTCCGAGGGTGTGAGCAGTGGGGGTGAGGGTTGATCAGGTGGTGACGCGGATCTCCGGCCGCCCGGCGCGCTTCCACGCTTCGAGGCAGGCCGCGTCGTCGTCGCAGCCGTGGCGCGCGATGGTGAAGTCGGCGGTGTCGCCGTCGTAGGCGCGATAGTCGCGGCAACCGCCCTGGCAGACGGAGATCCCGCAGACGTCGCAGCCGTGGCAGCTGTCAGCCATCGAGTGCCGCCCTTACCAGGCAGTCCTTCGCCTCCAGGAGCTTCCGCAGCCCGGCGGTGAGCTCCGGGCCGTCCGGGAGTGCGATCACCATCTGCCCTGCGAGCTGGCAGACCGGCCGCGAGATGACCTGAAGGTGCGTCGGCAGGTGGCTGTAGGCGAAGTGCTTCATCAGTTGCTGCGTGGACGGATGCCGCTCGGAGAGCTGGAGTGCCATGGGCGGATTCGGGGCGTCGTCGTGCTCGGGCATGCGAGGGTCCTTCGAGGGTGAGGGTTGATCAGTCGGGCAGGAACTCGGCGGTCGGCCCGTTCGCCGGGCATGACTCGCCGACGTGCTGCCAGCGGGTCTCGCCGAGTAGCGCGGGCTGCTGGCAGCGACTGCAGCGGCCCGGGATGCAGGTCCACAGGTCGGGCGGCGTGAACGGCGCGTCGAGATGCCGGAGAGGATGATCGTCGGTCAAGCCGTGGACTCCGTCTGGTGCTCGGCGACGTGGGCGTCAATCGGCTCCCGGTCGATGCCGACGTGAACCTCAACGGTGCGCAGCCCGACCCAGTCGCCCGGCGTTGCACTCACCGGGATGACGATGGGGATGTCGCACTCCGGGCAGATCACCGTGATCGGGTCGAGGCTGGCCATCACGCCTCGCCTTCGTCGTCGCCGTCGAACTGCTCGCACTCACACGGCCAGCCGTCCAGCGACCGATCCCGGCAGGTACCGCCGTTGAGGTGCTTGTCGTACACGTGGGCGCAGGAACACCAGCGCAGAGCGTCAGAGGCGGGCATGGTCACCGCCTCAGCTCGTCCCGGGTCACCCCGAGCGCCAGGTCGTAGCGGTCGCACACCCAGCCGCCCGGCAGGCGAGGGAATGCCAGAAGGTGTCGAGGAAGGACCAGACGCGGAGCACAGCATCGCCCCCACATGTTGAGCCCCGGACAGGAATTGAACCTGTGACCTCCGAATTACGAAGACGGCGCTCTGCCAAACTGAGCTACCGAGGCAAGCGACCGCCGGTGCGCGGTGCGAAGATCCGCGACTCACCGGCAGTGCCCGGGAGGTGCTCGCCAAGCTGAGCTTCGCCGCAGCCATCCGGCCGCGACGGCGGGATTCGAACCCGCGCCATTCTCCCTACGCTGGCCCGGCAGGAATCGAACCTGCGACGCTCCCGTTAACAGCGGGACGCTCTGCCTACTGAGCTACGAGCCATCAGGTGACCGACGGGGTTCGAACCCGCAACCACCGCGACCACAACGCGGCGCTCGACCAGTTGAGCTGCGGTCACAGTAGCGGGAGCGGGGATTGAACCCGCGACCTAAGGCTTATGGGGCCCTCGCGCTACCGCTGCGCCATCCCGCTGCGTCGATCCTACGAACCGGCCGCCGTCCGGGCGACCGGGTTTTGGGCTCGCGGCCCCGACACCGTGCGGAGGTAGCGCAGGGCCGCGAGCAGACCCGCGTCAGCGATGACCCTCGGCATCTCGACGAGCCCCAACGGTGCGCGGAGCAGACGCACGCCGCTGGTCTGGTGAGCCGCCCGGCCCGGGGACTTGGGCCGGGCGGCAGCCCCGCCGGCCGGGGGATGGGCACGGAACGCGGCGGGGAGTCGATGGTCAGGCGGCGGTGGTGATTCGCTCTCGCCGTATCCGCACGTCGTGCTCGGCCTTCAGTACGTCGAGCGCCCGGTAGAGCGGGGTGCGCACGCCGGGGTTGACCCGCTTGAGGTAGCCGCGGCTCGCCCACACGGCAATCCGGCCCGGGTCCACCCTGGCGGCCCGCGCGGCTTCCTGAGGATTCCAGAGCGTCGCTTCAAGGCTCCCGGTGATCGACACGGGCTCGTCGTCCATCGTCTGCACGGAAGGCCACCGCCTTCCGTGCATGCGAAAAGCCCCGCCGACCGGTGAGGGCTGACGGGGCTTCGGGGCGCTTATGCGGCGGTGGTCTCTTGGACACACTCCGCCGCGGCTGAGATTACGGCAAACCGATCTTCGGCGCTAGCCCGCTCGGCAATCCGGTGCTTCTCGGTGAGTTCCTTCGACCAGGCCATGTACTCGGCCTCGGTCATGAGGTTCCCGCAGGCGACGTTTCTGCACTCGACGTAGTCTTCGCCGTCGCCGTAGAACAGGGCCCGCCAGTCGCACTTGGGACACGGCGCAGATCGCTGCTCCAGTCTGGCGTCCCGCCGGGTGAACCGTGTCGCCGCCCGGTGCCAGTACGAGATCTGGGAGGCCGGGTTCGCGGAGTCCCGGTCGTGGGCTTCGGTCGCGGCGGGGTGGAAGGTCAGCGACCAGTCGAGGTGGGTCAGAAGGAACGTCACTGCGCCGGTCGCGGTCTGGCCTTCGCGCCCACGGTCCGGGCGGAAGTTGAGGTGCCGCAACTGGCGGATGTCGTCCTCCAGCTCGGTGAGGCCACCGACGATCAGGTCGGTCATGAGCCGGGCTGCCTGCCCTGGCCAGACGGCTTCGGGTGCGCGGCCGATCGTGCCGACCTTGTCGCCGGCGCGGGTGCCGTTGACGGCTTCGAGCCAGACTGCGGCGAGGAGTTCGGGGAGTTCGGCGAGCTGGTGGTAGGCGCGACCCATGCAGCTCAAGCAGTGCACGGGCGTTCCCCAGACTGGGCTGAGTTCGTGGGGCAGGTCGGCGAGTTCGGCTTTCCGCCAGGCGTTGTTGTGGGTTCCAGGGCACGGCGTGAGGGCAGGCACGAGACAGACTCCCGGTGGGTCAGGAGCGGCAGGAATGAGCCCAGTATGCGCCTGATGCGGCGGATCACGTGCGTGACCTGCGCGGAGCGTACTTCGGCCCCGGTCGCCGGGGGGAGGGCGGCCGGGGCCGGAGTCTTGCCGACGCGGATCGGCGTACAACCAGCATGCGCCGGACCTGTTCGTCCGCGCAGGCGAATCAGGCTGTTTCGCGTGCGTAGCAGGTGACAGTGCGTCACTCTGATGTTCATGGGGACGACGGTGCTGCTGAAAGTCGACACGGAGCCCGAGGCCCAGGCGTGGGTGACGGTGCTGCGGACCCTCGGCCTGGACGTCGGCCGCCCGTCCAACTCGCCTGCCGTGTCCGGTGACGGGCGGTGGCTGATCCGGGCCCGCGCACCAGAGGCTCAGCGCGCGCAGCGGCACGACGACCGGACGTGCACCATCCCGAACGAAGCCTCATAGCAGCGCCGCTCCACTACCTGCGGCCGACGCGACACCCACTCCCGGCCGAGCGTCCATTGCAGCCGCCCTGGCGACCATCCCTGATCAGCGGCGTATCCGCTGATCACCGACGCGACCTGTTCGCGTAGTGCCGGTTCGGGGTTTTCGCCATAGGAGTTGACCACGGTGCGTTCACCCGGGCGGTCGATGTGCGTGCCGCTGGCGACTTCGTAGTCCCACCTGCTGTCCGCACCGCCGCCGGGGTGCCGTTCGACGGTCCCCTCCGGATAGACGGTCACCCACAGGCTCTGATACTGGATGCGCCGGGGGAGCACGCTGAGGACGTCGTACTCTTCGATGCCGTAGCCGCTGTACTGCTGGGGTCCGCCGAGCTGGACGCGGTGCTGCTCGGCGAGCTCCGGGGTCGCGAGGATCGCACGGACACCGTTGTCCTCGTACTCGGTGGCGTGGACAGCCCACACCGTCTGCGGCCCTTCGGCGGCGACTTCGGCCCGGATCAGCTCTGCGGCTTCCCGCCAGCCCTCGAACTTGCCGCCACCGAAACCCACGGCGTCGGCTTCCAACTGGTCGGCGAGCGCGGTCATGCGCGCGGCGAGAGTCATGCCGACCATGATGCGCGCTCTTCCCGGATCCGCTGCCTGAGTTCTTCCACGGCCGCGAGCAGTGCAGCGTGCGTCGCGGCCGGGGTGAGCCCGACCGCGTTGACGCTCCATTGTCGGGGCGGCTGGGGGCTCTCTTCCGGGATGATCGGGTCGAGTTGCCGGATCTCGGTCCACGGGGTGGCGTAGCGCTGCTCGTCGCCGTCTCGCCGGGCGCGGCCGACGAATCCGATGTCGGGGTTGGGTAGCAGCGGCGTCCTGGGGTTCAGCGGCAGGCGGGTGTTCTCGTAGGCGGTGGCGGTGTAGTTCCAGAGGGTTCCGGTGGCGTCGGCCATGCGATCAGGATGCCATTGGAGGCGGACATGCCACAGCCCCGCCGAGGGGACGGCGGGGCCGGGTTGCTGGCGGTCTTCCTCCGCCGGGACCAGTGTGCGTCAGTCCGCGTCTGGTTGGTGTTCGTTGCAGCGGGCGGCGTGGGCTTCGGCGTCGACGCGGGTGTCCCAGCGGCCGAGTACTTCGCTGCGGGTCTGGTTGTCGCGGACGTGGTAGGTCGTCTCCGTGCGGCCGAGACCGGCGGGCGGCCAGCTGACGACCTCGAAGCGGGCGCTCACCGGCGCTTGCTGCTTTTGCGCCAAGAGAGCCCGTCGCCGATCCGCACGGAGGTGGTCCGGCGGCCGGTGCTGCTCAGCGTCTCGTGGACGCGGCCGGAGCCGAGGGTGATCGACCGGGACTTGCCGTTGAGGTTGAGCTTGACGCCAGGGAAGATCTTGAAAGACCTGCGGAAACGGAACGGCATTGCGGGCTCCTTCGAGGGTTACTGGGTGAGACGCCGGACGGTGCCCGGCGGTTACTGCTCGGCTGCGACACGGGCGGCGTTGTCCATGTCCGCATCCGTCTGCGGGGTGCCGCCGCCGTTGACGAGCAGGTAGAACGCGGCTTCGTCGGCCTCGGTGGCGCAGTCCTTCGTCTCGGCGACGAGGAGCGAGCAGTAGCGCTCCATGAACCGCTGGCCCTTGAGGGTGAGGCCGCTGTGGCGGACGAAGGGCCCGTCGCCGGTGCCCTCGGTGGTTGCGACGTGATCTGCGGGGAACCAGCTGGCGGGGACTGCGAACTCGCTGTCGAACCAGGCGACGGCGGTGGTGAGGCGCTGCTTGCCGTCGACGCACGCCCACAGCGACTCGCCGGTCTCGTAGGGGTCGCGGCCGGGGTTGGCCTTGGCCCAGGCGGTGTTGCAGCGGTCGGCGAGGATGACGACCCCGGCGGGCAGGCCGCGCATCCAGCTCTCGACGAGGGCGATGCGCTGGTCGCCAGTCCAGACCTTGCCGCGCTGGTAGGGCGGGTCGATGTTGATCTCGCCGTCCCGGACGCGGCGGGCCAGCCAGTTGGCGCCCTGGAACGACGGGTTGAGGCTCGTATGTTCGAGCGGGGTGATGGTCTGGCGGGTCACGGCGGGCTCCTTGATCGGGTCGGGTGGCGGGCTTCTACCAGGGGTCGATGTTGAGGTCGTCGCTCCAGTGCTGGCCGTCGTGGCCTGACAGCAGGCCACAGGTCGCGTTGTCGTCCGGCGGTACGGCACCACAGCGACTGGAGTTCTTCGCCCCCGGCCTGCGGTCGTTGTGCTCGTCGGCTTCCAAGGCGTTGCGCTCCAGGCGGTCCGCGAGGTGGCGAGCCATGGTCGGCGTGAGCTCAATCTCGATCTCGCGTCCGGCGCTGCTTCCGGGAGTGGTCACAACCACGGTGACTGTGACGACGGTGCTGCCGCCGATCACCATGCGGGTGTCGATCTTGCGCCAGCTGGCGAGCCACGGCTTCATGCGACCGGCCATCAGTTCTCGTCCTCGTCGGCCTCGGTGTTGCAGTCTGCGCAGGTCCCGGCTGGCTGGTCCTCGTGCTCGCGGCAGACCGCGACAATCCGGTAGTCCCCGTCCGCGTCTTCGGCGAGGAATTCGGCGGCGTCGTTGGCGGCCTTCAGGGCGCAGTCGCGGGAGTGGACGAAGCCGCCGTCGTTCTCGTTCCAGATGCCGTAGGTGACACCGGACTCGCACGCGGGGACGGGCAGCGCGTCGGCGTGCGCGCCGCGCTCGTCGGTCACGTGGTGGCCGATGCAGATGGGCTTGACCGTGAAGGTGATGCCCTCGTTGGCGGGGTCGCTGGTGTAGTTCGCGGCGGTGGCCCCGGCGGCGATGCGGCCGTAGTCGCCCCGGAAGCCGTCCTCGGTGAGGTCGCCGTCGGCGAAGACGCCGTATGCCTGCTGCGGGGTAGTGGTCTCGGTCATGGCGGTTGCCTCCTTGGCGGCCTGGTCGGCCTGCTCCTGCTGGATGGTGCGGACGTATTCGACGGCTTCGCGCTTGGTGGTGAACTCACTGTCGGCGTGGTATTCGCCGGGGCTGGTGAGCATCCAGCGGGGTCCGCGCGGCAGGCCCTTTAGGAAGTCGTCGCTGGTGTCGACGGGGCAGTTCTGGAGCTGGTAGGTACCAGCCGGGGTGTCGATGTCATAGGAGCCGGCGCAGCGCTTGCGGACTGTGACGGTCACCGCGTTCGACATCTTGGTCTCCCTGGCTGCTCGGGCTTTCCTTCTGCTTCCAGCATGGCGGATAGCTAGGTACTCTGTCAACAGGTTTACAGCGCAGAACATGTTGACTAGGGAAATGGGAACCGCAATGATCGGACCATGACCACGACCGAACTCGTCGGCCTCACCGAAATCGGGCAGATGTTCAACATCTCCCGACAGCGCGCCTACGCCCTCGCCAAGAAGCGCGGATTCCCCGAACCCGTCAGCACACTCAGCACCGGCCGCGTCTGGGAGAAGGGCGCAGTCGCGGCATGGGGCGAGACCTGGGACCGGAGCAACACGGGCGGACGGCCACCCAAGCCCGACGCCTGACCCTCACCGCCACGGCGGCGCACCGCCCGCAGCCCACGCCCCGAGCTGGTCGCCGTTCACCAGCCGCAGCGGCACCGGCAGCTTGCCGTTGAGCCTGACCGCGTCGCGCGTGAAATCCGACGTCGTAACCACGGCCGCGAGCTGCGTGCGATGCACATCCCGGTACATGCCGTTGACGGCCTGGACCACACCCGACGCGACACGATTACCGAGCTGGTACCGCTTCGCCTGAATCAGGATCCGCCGGTTGCGAGGCAGCCACGCCTGCCACCACCGCCGATCCGGCAGCGTCGCGAGGACGTCCGCAGCATGGTCGTTGGCGCCACCGACACGCACGACGTTGGTGCAGCCGTCACGGCGGCACAGGTCGGCGAGGGCGTACTCGAACTGGACGTCGTCCATGCGCAGGAAGTCCGCGAGGGCATGGGTCCGCTGGACACGCTGCTGCTCGCGGCGACGCCGCACCTGCCGGCGCACACCGGCCGCGAGGCCTGCGGCGGCCAGCAGCAGGACGGCGACGGTGATGCTCACCTCCGCGTGCGCAACGACCAGCCGGTACAGCGCCACCGCGCACCACGCCAGCACCGCGACGACCACGACCACCGTCAGCGGATGGCGGCGGCGACGACGCATACGACGGGCCGGACGGCGACGGGCGCGGGCAGGTGCGGTCATGATTCGCCTCCGGTGACGGGCAGTCCGTACTCGCCACCGGCACCGGGGTTGCGGGTGACAGCCCCGTCCTTGGCGAGGCGGCTGAGGGTGTTCTCGACAGTCTTACGGGCCACGCCGGTCATCTCGGTGATCTGGTCCAGATGCAGATAGCCGACGTCCAAGTCGAGGGGGTCGCGGCGCTCGGCGAGGACACGGAGGATCTTCTCCTGCGCGGTCGGTTCCTTGGCGAGAACGGGGCCCGGCCGGGCGGGTGCCCACTTCGACGTGCCGTCCTCCTCGTCCTCGGCAGCCGGGCCGACGGAGACCAGGGCGATCTCGTCGCGGTCATCCCAGTCGGGGAAGTCCGCCGGGATCGTGATGCGCTCGGGGTCGAAGTGGCCGGCCGCGGATTCCAGGATCCAGGCGCGCATCATCTCGGCGCGCTCGTCGGGGCCGACGACGTAGCCGACGCCGAAGGTACGGCGCGGGTCGTCCTCGGGCATGTCCGGGTCGTAGATCAGGGACTCGTCGTCACTCGCCCAGAACGCCGGGATCTTGGACGGGTCGACGCCCTCGAAGCTGTCGGGCAGGTCGACGCGGTTCTTCTGCGCGCCGTCGGAGCGCAGCAGGATCAGAGCACCGCCGTAGAACACGTTGTCGCGGATCGCCGTGTCCCCGGCCATCTTGTCCAGGTTGATGATCTGCCCGAACAGGACCAGGCACATGCCGAGCGAGCGGCCCTGCTCGGCGATAGCGGCGACGATGAACCCGGCCTCGGCCCGGTTGATCGCCTTGTCGCCGAGCAGCTGCGCGAACTCGTCCAGGATGACGGCCACGAACGGGCGCTCCGCAGTGGCCTGGAAGTTCTTCATCCTCAGCCGCTGGGACTGTGCGACGCGGTGCAGAAGGATCGCATAGGCCAGGCGCAGCGCACCCATCGCGCCGTCGATGCCGCAGCCGGGGTAGGCGGCCATGTCCTCGACGTCGGGGTTGGAGGAGCCCTTCGGGTCGGCGTAGATGATCGCGACGCCGTTGACGTGGTAGCTCAGGCCGAGGAGTTGCAGGACGCCGCCCTTGCCGGAGCCGGTGACGCCTGCGCCCAGGACGTGGCGGGCGCCGCCCTTGTCGTCGTAGAGCTGGATGCGAGCGGGGCGGCCGGAGATCCCGGTGCCCAGTTCCACGTAGCCGTTCCTGTTGGCGACCAGGGCGGCCGGGCCGGGCAGGGGCATGCCCTCTTCGAGTGGCGAGCGGTCCATGAGCCGCAGTTTGGCCCGGCGGGGGTTGCGGGTCGCCTCGACCGATGCCAGCAGGGTGGTGGTGCGCAGTGCCCCGGCGATGCGCCAGGCGTCGGGCATGGTGATGGCATCGGTGTCCTCGTCGGCGACGATCCACGCTGCGACACCCCCGGTCGCCGGGTCGGGCACGGTGCCTTCGAGGTGGGTGCCGGGCATGCAGCCGCCCCGGTGACCCACCCGGCGCAGCCACAGTGCGTCCAGGGCGCTGTACTGGGGTTCGTCAACGACGGGGGCAACCATGTGGACCAGGATGCGGCGGGCACTGGTGTGCGGGCCCTCGGTGATGAGGACCTGCTCGATGGGAATGCGGTAGACGCCGGACACGGTCTCGGCGGTCACGGACACCGGGCGGCCCGGCTCGGCCTCGATCGTGCCCTCCCACGCCTCGGGGCTGCGGCCGGTCAGGGTGAGGTGGTTGCCGGGGTGGGCGCCGTCCTCGCGGGAGATGTGAATGTGCCAGGGCATCAGGACGTCATCGCCAGGCGTCGGGGGCGCGGCTGGCCCGGGGCTGGCGGGTGCCTGGTAGGCGGCGGCGTGGTGGTGGCCGCGCAGGACGCGGCGCAGCGAGAACGCGACATGCCCGGTCGCGCCCCACCACGCCAGCGAGACCAGCCCGGATACCGACGGCAGTGCCATCCATCCGGCGGCCAGGGCGTCGATGCCGGGCCAGCCGTTCAAGGTCGCTGTTGCTGCTGCCGTGGCGGTCGCGATCGCCGAGACGAGGAACGGTTGCCGGTGGGCGCGCAGCACGTCGCCGCCGGGCATGGCGTCCAGGGCGTCGTCGGGCAGCAGCCGCATGAAGTTCGCGCCGGCGGCGAGCGCGGGGACGGCGAGGAGGATGCTGACGGTGCTCGCGGCCGAGGTGTCCAGCAGCGGCATGGTGAGGGCCGTTGCCAGTGGTGCGGCGACCTGGGCGATGGCGAAGCGCTTCTCCGCGCGCGGGTTCGGCATGTGCACGGCGGCAGGCGCGGTCTCGTTGGTGGCCATCATCAATCCTGCGTGTACCAGCCGCGGGCGGCCATGGGGGCGGGGGACCGGTCGGCGGCTTCCTTGATGCCGCCGTGCGTGGCGACGGTCTCCCGCTCGGCGGCCGCCGCGACCCGGGATGCCTCGTCGGCGGCGTTGGCGTAGGCGATCGCGGCGGTGGACAGGCCCTGCATGATGCGGGCGACCTCGCGGGTCTCGGCAACCGTGGCGGTGTCGACGTGAAGGGTCGAGATCTGTTCGGCGACACGGCCGGTGTCCTTGGCGTGGTCGTTCATCGCGGTCGCGATCTTCTTGTGGGCGGCGGTGGCGCGGCGCACGTCCGAGGCCAGGGCCCGCGCCTCACGCAGCAGCTCACGGTAGGTGATTGCCATGGTCAGCTCCCCGCCTTGTCCTGGTAGAACTCGCGTTCGGCGGGCGCGGTCAGCGGCGAGTCGACGACCGCGCGGTAGATGCCGCCGTGCCGGGTCTCGGCATTGGCTGCCAAGGTGTTCACGGCCTCGCTGCCGCGCTGCGCGTTCTTCTCGATGTCCTCGGCGCGGCCGCGCAGCACCTGGGCCCGCTCGGCGAGACGCCCCAACAGGGCGACGATCCTGTCGCCGCCCTTGACTGTCTTCGCGTCCTCGGACAGGCGCTGCGCCCGCGACGCCAGGTCGACGGCCTGCACACGGGTGTCCTTGCTGCGCTCCGCGATCCGGCCCAGCGCCGCCTTCTTCTCCGCGAGGCGCCGCTCGAATGCCTTGAGGGTGCGGACTTCGCCGCGGCTCATGGTGTGCTGCTCGCCACCGGCGGCGGTGAACGCGACGGCCTTGTCGTTGACGGCAGTCACCTGCACGGGCACCGCGGCGGCGGGCTTCTTCGCGAGGTCGACGGTCGATCCGGCGGCCGGGGCCATCTTCGGTGCGGCTTTCTGCTGGGGCCGGGAGGCGTTGCGTGCCCGCGTGTCGGTCATGGTTCGGCCTTCGGCCTTGTCGGTGGCCGTACGGTCGTCCCAGCCGTCGAGGGCGCCATCACGGTAGGCCCTCGCGTGGCCGGTGACGGCAGCAACCCGGGTGCCGTCGCGGTATCCGGCCTCGCGCGCGGGCTTGGTCCGCAGCGTGGGTCCGGCCGGCGCGGCTGGCGTGGCCGGGCCGGTGCCGCCCGCAGTCTGGGTGTCCTTCGCCGGTCCGCCGGGCGGCGTGCCGGCAGGTTTGGTGGCCGCGGTCTTGCCGTTCGGGTCGGCCGGGCTCTTCGGGTCGGGCTTCTTCGCCAGGTCCGGGCCGGAGGGGCGCGCGGCAGCGGCCGGTGTCGAGGGTCCCGGCGTCTTGGCTGCGGCGCTGTCCTTCGCGCCCCCGGGCCGGGTGGCCTTGGCGGCCGGGCCCTTGGGTGAGGTGTCGCCCTTCGACGCTTTGGTGCGCGTGGACTTCGCGTCGGTCGTGGCAGCCTTCTTGACGTCGCTGCCCGTCCGGCCGTGGCGCTGCTGCACCTTGTTGTTGAGGTCTGCGACCTTGGCGTCGCGGCTGGTGCGGCTCTGGCCGTCCTGCTTGGCGAGGCGTCCAGCGCTGTTCGTGCTGCTGGCGGTGTTGGTGCCGCCGGAGGCCCGGGTCTCGGCGATAGTGTGGGTGCGCTTGACGCTGGTGCCGCCGCGGCGGATCCGCTCGGCCAGGGCGTGGCCGAGCGCGGCCACGACACTGCCACGCCCGCCGGCCTTGACCGAGTCGGCATTGCCCGTAGCGTCCTTGCTGCTTGTAGCGTCGGCGGCCTGCTTCATGGCCGCCGTCGTTCCGAGCGGCCGGACCGGGCGGGCGGGCTCCACCGGGGTGAGGAGCTTCGCGAGCGGCCCCGGGCCAGCAGTCGGGGCAGCTGCCTCGGGCCCGCTCGCCGGGCCGTGCTCCTCGCCCGGAGCGGTTGCCTCGGTCGCTTCAGTCGCTGTCGCCATCACCGCACTCCTCTCGCTCAGATGGGTCTCCCACCCACCCCCCCACCCGACCCCCAGAACACGGGACCAGGGCTCTGACCTGCACGGGAGGGCCCTTGCGGGTCTTTCCCGGCGGGCGGGGGGTGGGTGGGAGGAGGTCACGAACTACGGACAGGGAAGCGCTTCTTCACCGCGCCGAACGTCAGCACACCGCCGACGGAGACCAGCACGACCAGCCCGATGCCCGAGCCCGACCCGGACCCGTTGCTCACGCTGGAAGTACTGGAGGTGTCCGTCAGCGCCGGGGAACTCACCACCGGGTAGATCTGCCCGCACTCCGACACCGCGCCGTAGTTACTCCCGGCCTCCGCGATACAGGCCTCCACGGCGAGACGACGGGCCTTCTCAGCTGGGGTTTCCTGCGCTGCGGCCTGCGCCAGAGCCGCGGCCTGCTGCTGGCTGGCCAGGTTCACCTTCGCGGTGTCCAGGGCGAGCTGCTCCTGCTGGACGTGCGCGTTGGCCTGCGACGTCTCGTACTGCGACCACGTCCACATCCCCGCCGCCGCCACGACAGCGAAGCCAAGACCGAGACCGGCCTTGGCGCGCGGCGACAACTTCGCTGGTGGGGGCGACTCCGGCTCCGGGTTCTTCCACGGCGGGACCGTCGTGATGTTGTAGGGGTTGGTGAAGGGGGACTCGTTCATCGGTCTCTCGGTCTCCGGATTCAGGCGCTCTTGCGGTAGCGGTCACGGGCTTTGAGTAGCCGGTCGTAGGCGGCGGCGTGCTTCAACCCGAAGTCGGCCTTCACACGCTCCAGGCCGACGGCGTCATAGCCGTCGGTCTGGATGAGCGCGAGGACGGCTTCGACTTCGGTTTCCACCTGGGTGCGTTTGCCGCCGATGGCCGCGGGCTTCGATTTCGCTTCGGCTCCGGGCGTCGGCTTCGGCTTCGGGCTTCGGGCCGCTTCGGCTCCCCGTTTCGGTTTCGGCTTCGCCGCTTCGGCTTCGAGGCGACTGCGCTCCTGGGCGACGCGAAGCATCTCCTGTTCGCGCTGCAACTTCGCTTCGGCTTCCTGGGCCTGCTGCGCCTGGAAGGCACGGTGCCGCTCGGCTTCGACTGCGGCGATGCGGGCTTCGGTTTCGGCGTCGGCGATTCTCTGCGCGCGGGCGATCCCGGCGAGCTTTGCTTCGGCTTCGGCTTCGGAGATCCGCCGCGCTTCGGCTTCGGCCCGCTGGCGCTCTTCGGCTTCGCGGGCGGCTTCGGTTTCGGCCTCTGCCTGCCGCAGGGCTTCGGCCCGCCGCTCAACTTCGGCCGCGCGATGCGCTTCGGCTTCCGCTTCGGGTGCCGCGAGGGCATCCGAAACCGAAGTCCCGAAGTGAGCCAGCTCGAAGACGAGCAACCTGTCCGCAGGCGCGTCCCGACGCCAACGGCGCCCGTAGTCGCTGCGGAGTCTGGCGCGGTAGATCTTCAGTTCCTTCTGCTGCTCGATAACTGCGGTGTAGGACGGCAGGTGCCACAGTCGCATTCGTCGCCAGATCCGGAACGTCGGCCACGGCGCGATGATCCAGCGGATCAGCGGCGGCGACTCCATGTGCTGGTCGGCGGTGATGTCCGCGATCCGACCGACTGCGTGTCGGGCGCCTTCGACGGCGGCGATGAAGAGCAGCGGGATGGTGGCGTGCATGCCGACGGCGAGCGGGTCGGGCCAGGCCGAGGACGCGTTGAAGCAGATCGTCGCGGCGGTCAGGCACCAGGCGATCTGACGCAGCAGCGGGTACGGGATCCGCAGCCACGTGAGGAGCAGGTCCAGGGCGAGGAACCCGCCGATGCCAGAGTCGACGCCGGCGGGGAACGCCCAGGCGAACCAGCCGAAGCCCTTGGCTGCGGCGAGCTTCGTGACTGCGGTGTACGACCCGGCGAAGCCGATGCCAGCGATGATCGTGACGAATCCGGAGACCATGCCGACGAGCCACTTCTGGGCTCGCGTGAGAGGGGGTCGAGCCGGGGCCTTCTCGGGCGCGTCGACAGGCGCAGCGAGGATGCTGCGAAGGTCCTGCCACGGCTGGTCGAGAGGGTCGGTCACTGGTCTGCCTTTCAGGCGAAGCGGACGAGGCGGTGTCGAATGCTGGGGATGAGGAGCAATGCCGCGAACGCGACGATCAGCGCGTGCCGGTGCGTGTCGTGGTGGTGGACGCGGAAGAGCCGGTGCCCGGTGAAGGCTGCGGCCGTGTAGCCGACGGCGAACGCCCCGGCCCCGTCACCGGTGCGGACGGCGAGCCATGCCCCGAACGTGAGGGCGAGGAGCGCGGTGATCAGCGATGTGGGGTGCATGGTGCTCTCCTTCCGTGGGTGGTGATGCCGGGCGGCTGCTGTCGCCCGGCGTGGGTTCGGTGATCTGGCCGCGAGTGGGGGTTACCAGTCGGCGTGGCAGTTTCCGCAGGTTCCGGCGTCGTCGGGATTGTTGGTGCCGCACCTGGTGCACGTCCAGGTGAGGTTGGCTAGGTGGTGGATGAGAGTGCTGAGCATGGTGTCCTCCGGGTGGATGTTCGGGGTGCTGGCAGCCCGGCCCGTCGCGGGGGCACCGGACCGGGCTGCGTCTGGGTCAGCCCTGTCCGGGCTGGCTGTGCGCGTCGGCGAGCAGCACCCGGGTGAGCCGTTCGGTGCGGTAGTCGGTGAGCCCGACGCCGTAGGTGCCGGTCTCGGTGGTGGTGCTGATGTCGCCGGTGAGCGGTTCGCTGGTTTCGGTTGCGGCTTCCCAGGCCATCCAGGCGTGGACGAGGCCGATGTCGCGGGCGCAGACGTAGGGCTCGTCGTCGGGGGTGTTCACTGGTCGCCGTCCTCGTCGTCGTCGTCCTGGCAGTCCTGCCATGCGGCGTAGAGGTCGCCGGTGAGGACGGCGCGGATCTCGTCGTCGGTCGCCGGGCGGCTGGAGCCGTCGCGGTCGAAGAGCGTGGGTTCGCCGTTCATGCGGTCCCCTCCGGCTTGGGCACGGCCCGGCAGATGCTGGCGTGGTCGTTGGCCCTGGTGCGGATCCGGAAGAGGAAGTCCTTCGCGGGGCGCTCGGAGTCGAGCAGGCATCCGCGGCAGTGCCACGCGTTGTCCTCGGTGTGGTCGCCGCTGCCAGTGACGTCGACGTGGGATCCGCCGAGGGTGGTGAACCGCATGAGGACGCCGCCGGGCCACGGGGCGACGTGCTCGCTCGGGCTGGCCTGTGCGGCCCATGCTTCAGGTTTGGCGAGGACACCGTCGGGGCCGTAGATCCAGTCGGGGCGGGTCATCGCGCACCGCCGAGGGCGTTCGGTTCCAGGGCGAAGAACAGGACGGTGGGCGGGATGCCGCAGCTGGCGTCGCGCATCACGAACGCGCGGAGGATCTCGTAGATGTCGGCGCGGGTCTGGCCGGGCTCCGGGGTGATGGTGGAGCGCCAGGTGCCTCGACGTTCGGATCCGGGTGTCGTCTGCCAGCTGATCGTCATGACCCAGTGGTGGCTGCCCTGCGGGTTCGGGCCGGGGACGCTGATCGTGGTCACGATGCACCGCCGAGCAGTTCGTCGACGTCCTCGGCCTTCACGAGGACGTTGCGCGGCAGGCTGCCCTGGGAGGGTCCGACGATGCCGTACTCCTCCAGCTCGTCGAGGAGGTCGACGGCGTCGCCCATGCTGACGTGCAGGCGGCGCTGGAGACGGTCGGGGGCGGCGAAGCGGCTGGTGGTGACGAGGATCGCGGCGTCGTAGAGCAGCTGGTCGGCGGCCATCAGGCGTCGTCCCTGAATGCGCGCCATGCGGCGGGTTCGCCGATCCCGACCGGGCGCAGGCCCTCGGCGACCATCGCCGCGTTCAGGTCGGCGCGGGTGAACGAGCGCGGGCCGTACGGGGCGGTCGGCAGGTCGTGGCTCAGCGGGCGGGCGGTGAGGCGCTGCTTCGGCGGGGCTGGGCGCGGGCTCGGATCCGTCACCCGTGGGGCATCTGTGCAGGTGCGGGCCAGATCGGTAGTCTCCACTTGGACCTTCCTCTGTGGCTTAGCGGCTTGAGGGTGGTCTGACCCCGACCACATGACGTTGCGAGCGTCGGTCGGGGTCATTTGTTGATCAGTGGCGCGTGGCCACTCATAGCAACTTAGACCCCCGGTCTAGCCGAGCGCAAGACCGGGGGTCTAGCATCCGTATTGGCCACGCTCTCGCGAGGGAAAGGGAGCGCGGAGTGACACAGCAGCCCGAGGAGGTGGTGAGGTTCTTGGACGCCATCAAGGCCCTGGAAGAGATCGAAGACGATGCCGCCTGTGCCCAGGCCATCACCAAGGTCTTGAAGGACTGGCCGGAGAATCACGCCCGGCTCCGCGAGATCCGCCAGGAACGCGTCCGCCGGATGAAAGGCGAGGGTAAGACCTGGCAGGAGATCGGAGACTCCATGGGCATCCACTTCACGCGCGCCCAGCAGATCGCCAAGGGCATCCGCGGCGGGAAGGGGCCAAAGAAGGCCGACGACCCTCCCGCCGAGTAGCCTCCACATGCAGAAGGACCGCGCCTGTCACCTGCGGGCGCGGTCCTTCGCTGCGGTCAACCTCAGGCCGCGAGGTACTCCTCGAGGTCGATGCCCAGCTGCTTGCTCGCCTGGACCGGGTTCGCAGAGCCGGGTGCCATGGTCTCGAGAGCGAGCAGCTTGTCGTAGAGCGCCACGTTCGAGCCGTACGTCTTCTCGAGCGTCAGGTGCTCGGAGCGCTTCGCCCGCAGCTCCTCCCACGGCGCGACCGTGATCAGCTCCTGGGCGATCCACTTCTGCCCGTCGCCCCGGATGCGCTTGAAGCCGGCGACCGCGGGCTTGGTGAGCAGCCGTCCGTCGAAGGAGATCAGCGCGGGCGCGACGCGGGACTTCGCGTAGCTCGAGACCTCGCCCGCGGCTCCCCGGCGGCGAATGTCGGCCTCGAGGTCGAACGCCCACGGACGCTGCGCCTGGACGGCGTCGTGGAGCTTCGAGAGGAACGCCGCGATCCGCAGCGCGGAGTCGGGCGTGCTCAGCACGACCTCCTCCATCATCTCGCTGTACTCGGCGACCCACTCGGGAGCCCAGCCGACCTTGCGCACATCAACCTCCAACGATCAGTGACAGCCCGGCGGGACGCTCCCGCAGGGAATCGATCTGCTCCACATAGGTCGTCAACCTGGCAGCCATGGTTCGGAGTTCGTTCATTCCGTCCTCGTCGGCACTCGAGGCCACCTGCTCGGGGCGGAACATCCCCATCAGGCCGAAGCCCTTCGCCAGTTCCTTCTGGAAGGCCGCGCGCCACTTGAGGAGTCGGAGCTCGTCGGCACCGCCGGAGGCCTCGAGATACTCGGCCACGGGCGCGGTCAGAACCGCAGTCTCGGCCTGGACGACCTTCTTGAAGGCGGGGTCGATCTTGCCGGTGCGGTCCATGACGCGTTGCGCCTCGAGCGCCGCTGCGCGGACGGGAGCCGGGGCCTCGGGATCCCTGGCGGCCTGGACGACATGCCGGGCCTTCTCGAGCGTGCGACCGGAGAGGCCGCTGCCCCTGGCCTCCTGATCCCGCACTCGAGTCTTCGGAGTGGCGATCGACTCCGAATCGGACGCCGCGGGGGCTTCCTCTGCGGTCTCGGGCTCGAGGAAAAGGGTGGGCAAGTTTCCCACCCTTTCCGTTGCCGCCGGGCGGTTGGGTGCCGCCTTCCGGCCGGCCGCAGCCATGCGCTCCTTCGCCTGCGACTGCAGGACCGACCGCACGCGGTCCGCATGACGGACCGCCTCGGTGGGCGTGAAGTTCTTCCGGCAGGTGTTCTCATCGTCCTCGGCATGCAGGGCCTCGAGCTCGTCGGCGAGCGACTCGGCGATGTGCGCCGGGATCTGGTCGTGGCCGAGGAGGTGGTGCGCTTCGATGCGCCGGCCTCCGGCGACGAGCGTGTAGCCGTCGCCGTCCGGGCGCACGACGATCGGCTGCAGGAGTCCGCGGTCACGGATCGAGTCGACCAGCATGGTGAGGTCGCCGAGATCTTGGCGGGCTCGTTCGCCGATGCGGATCTGGCGGATGGGCAGGGTGGTGACTTTCACGGGCGCCTCCGGGGCGGTCCGTTCGCCAATGGGGTTGCCGGAACTGCCCCTTGAGGCTGTCCGGCGGAGGCGGAATCCGCCCCCACCCCTTGAACGAATGACGTCCCCGAATCTCTCCGGAATCGGCCCAACTACTTCCAGTATGCGCAGGTCAGACGCACCGTCACGTCATCACGTGAGCTTCACGAATGGTGATCGAATCCGACCGGATCGCGCCGCATTTCGACCGCTTCGCAGCCCTGTTGATCACGTCCCGCGCGCCCGCAGTAGAGCTGCCCTGTCCAATTCATCATCATCTGCACCGTCTTGACATACTTTCAGATCTTGTGTCACCTTCGGCAGCACCCCGACCGAAGGAGTCCCGTCATGGCCGCTGGCCGTCTCGCCGAGTACGACTCACGCCAGGCGATCAACCGCCTGAAGATCACCGAAGCGCACTGGCGCTGGGCCGAGCACCGCCGGCTCATCCCGGCGCCCGACGCCACCGAGGGCCGGTGGCTGCGCGCGACCGTCGAAGCCATCGACACCGCCAAGATCAGGCGCGAACTGCCCGACGGACCCATCGGCAACTACGAGGCCGCCAGCCGCATCGCAGCCGCGCTCGGCACCCCGAACCCGCCCGGCGGCCCCGACCACGTCAAAGCGTTCACCGTGCGGCGATTCATCGGCCGCGGCCTGCTCGTCGCCCTGTCCTGGGACCGGGCGTGCGTGCACCCCGGGCAGCTCGACCGGCTGTGCCGCCGCACCACCCTTCGGCGCCTGGTGGACGAGGAAACCCCGCTCGGCCCCGACCAGTCCGCAGCCCGGCTCGGCATCCGGCGCTCCGACTGGGACCACATCGTCCGGCTCGGCTGGGCCAAGCCCGTCGACTGGCAGAAAGTCCAGTTCGGCAGCAGCAAAGCCGGGGCCGTCGACGTGCCGGTCTACCGGAGCGGCGACGTGGACGCGATCCCGCGTCGGCGTAAGGCGGTCGACTGGGAGCAGCTGCGCGGGCTCGGGAAAGGACAGCGGTCACCGCTGGCCAAGCTGTAGGCGGACATGCGACGGGCCCCGCCGGTCACCCGGTCGGGGCCTTCGCCATGCTGCTCCCGCCTAGCGTCGGCCTTGGCAGTATGAGCATCCGATGCAGCGCGGGTCGTGGACGATCGCGAGTGGATCCCCTGGCTCCCCGACCACATGCGCGTCCCAGCTGCCTCCTTCGGCACCGTGCGCGGCTTCGGCGATGCGGTTGTACATGCGGTCGCGTTCTTCCTCGGTGGCGCAGGCCGGGATGAACACGCCGATGGTGTAGCCGTCGCGCTCGGGTGTCGGCTGCGCAGCGGCCCGATGCTCTGCGACCCGCTCCCGCTCCACGTCCCGCTGTTCGACGACTGCCCGCCGTGGCTCCCCGGCCGGAACGAGGCGCAGGTCCAGCTCGAATCTCAGGGCGTGCAGGTATTCGGCGAGGGCGCCGACGGTGATGTCCCGGTCGCCGTCGAAGGCCCGGCGTACGGTCTTGGCGCGGACGCTGAGCCTGGCGGCGATCTCGTCGGGCGCGAGCCCGGACGCG